GTTTAAAAGCTAATTTACAACTTATTGAAGATGCTGAATCAATAGATGAAATATATCAATTATATGAAGCCTTTGCTGAGCAAGAATTAATTCCTGAAAACTACTTTGCACTTATTGATGAGGCAATGGTAGCTAATGAAAAAGAAGCTAAAAAATTCTTTAAATCAACAAAAGATTCTGGAGCTGATGTAGAAACAAGACAGAAAGCAACTCAGCATAAAATTACATTGCCTCAAGTTTTAAAAGATAAGATTGCTGCAGTTACTTCTGAAGAAGCTGTTACTGAAGTAGATGATACACGTCCTATTGAAAATACAGAAGCATGGAAAGATTATCAGAAACAAGTTAAAACTACAACTGAAAGATACCAAACTTTAATTGATAAACTTAAAGCAGAAAGAATTGATTCTGAAGAAGAGGTTCCTAGACCACCATCTGCTCCAGCAAAAAGAGATAGTAAAAAAGATGTAGATTTAAATGCTCCTTGGAATGAACTTCCTGAAGATTTAAAAAATGAATTACAGGAAGCCTTTAATATTTTCTTGACATCTCCTGCACCAGAAGGATTAGGTAAACCAGCTGATTTACAAAGGATTAATCCTATGCAATATGAAATGTTGCGTAACAATTGGTTAGAACAACAAAAAGGTCTTATTGATGATTATAATAATAGAGCTGTAGATGAAAAATCAGCTCAACCCGTAATTAAATATTTGACTCTTAAGAAACCTATTGATAAATATGGTCTTACTCAACTTAGAGCCATGACTGATGAACTTCAATCCATGTTGGATAGAAATTCTAATTATGATGGTACAGCCTTAACTAATTTGGAAAAGGCTGATATGAAGAATGATGTAAAAGAACTTCAAAAATATATTGTTTACCGAAGAGCAAACTATATGCCTAAAGATAATACTGAAAGAGTATTTAGAATCTTTGAGGAAATGGTAGTTAACAAGCAGAATGGAGTCTCAAGAATTCTTGATGCTGCAGGAAACACAACGGGTTATGAATTTCCAGGACAAGATGGTAAACCATTACGGGTTACTAAAGTTACTGAGGAGATTGAAATTAAAATGACTGGTAAAGAACCATACTTATATGATGGAGTTAAAGAAACATACATAGGTAAAGATGGTAAACCTAGAGGTGGTCAGTTATTAAATCTATTTAGAGAACTTAAAAATGATGACTCTATAAAGACAGATGCTGATAGACTGAATTTATTTATGTCCAGTCTTGAGACTACATTAAAAGATAATAAATTACCTCAGTTAAAAAGTCAAAAGAAAGTTGATGCAATAAGAAAAGCTCTTACAAATAATTTTACAGAACAGACTCTTATTGCTGTAGTTAAAGATGTTGCTCACAGTGAATCAACTACTGCTGGAAACACTTTAGATACAATGACAAGAGATTCATTTAAAACTAATTCTGATGGAGGGTTTGTTAAACCTGAAAAACCAGCAAGAATGGCTCAGGATGCATATGATAATTTATTTGGAGATTTTGGAGTAATCACTCAATTACAAGATTCTGTAATAGATGGTAAGTATGAGATTCTTTCATCTGATGTAATTATTTATGATCCTACTTTACTTGAGTCAGGTCTTGTAGGAGCAATGGACTTAATTGCTTTTGATAAAACTACAGGTGATATTAAGATTATTGATATCAAAACAGGTAAGCCAGAAAACTGGAAAAACTTTGATACTGAAAGTGAGTACAGTAAAAAACTAAACTATAGATTACAGCAGTCAATTTATAGAGCCTTGTTATTCAACATGACAGGAATATTAGCTAAGAGTATATCAATACTTCCTATTGCTATTACTACTGATATGGAAGGTAACATTCTTTCTGCAGAATCTGCAGCTAAAGTTGTAAATGGAAATGCTATTAGAGAACTTAAAACTAAAAAGCTTACATTAGAAAATGCATCTAAACCTGATGTAGATAAAATTAATACTTTAGAAAAACAGATTAAAGAGCTAGAAAAAGCAACAACAGTTCCTCTTCTACCAGTAGAAGATAGTGTATTAGCTGAGAATGGTATTGTAATGAAAGCACCAAACCTACCTGAAAACTTAAAACCTGAAGGGGTAGGTGAAAAAGCTTCTGAACCTAACTTAACTGAAGAACAGAAAAAAACAGAAATTAAAAGATTAAAATCTGAAATTGCTAAAATAGATAAGAAGTTAGCTGGTCTTAAAGATGGTGGGATCATAAATGTTGGAGACATGGTAACAACATCTCCTGCTTATGACAAACTAATTAATAAAAGAAAACAGTTTGAAGATAAGTTATCTGAGTTTGAGACTAAAGAAAATAAAGAAAAAGATGAAGATGAAATAAGTGATGAAATCAAAGCCATGAAAAAAGGTGTTAAGGAACTTTTCCCTCAACCTGAAACAATCACTTCTGAAATATTTAAAAGTCTTCTTGCTAAAATAAGAAATTCTCAAACATTGGCAGACCTTGAAAATGCTTACAATGATGCTATTGTAGAAATTATTGGTGAGTCAGATATTACATTTAATGATATGGTTGAGAATGTTTATGAGATTAGAAAATTAGCTTTAAATGTAGATACTTCTCAAGAGGAAAACATTAATAAAGGTGATTATCTTATTAGTAAAAATCCTATCTTTACAGGATCCGTAGATGAGATTGTAGTTGTTAAAAAAGTAGCTGATGGTAAGGTTACTATAAAAGAACTTGAGGGTACAAGACAAAAAACTTTTACAATAGCTCAGATTGCTGCAGGCTTTAGCAAAACTACAGAAGATGCATTAAAAATTGAACAAGAAGAAACTATGGGCTCTACTCCAGATGAAAAATTAAATTCTACTATATCTAAAAATAGTCTTGAAGAGTTTTCTAAAAATGCTGATCTTATAGATAAGGCAAAACAAAATATTGGAACATCAAGAAAAGATAGATTAGCTGCATTAAAAAATGCATCTAAAGATGATAACATTAATAATTGTAAACCTAAATAAAAATGGCTTGTCAACTTTATACAGAAAATGATATAAGTGCATTATACTCTTTAGTGTATGGTGAGATTATGGATAGAATTCAGGATCCAAAACTTGGTAAGTTTGATAACAAAGCATTAGATAAGTTTATCAAAGATATCTATAAAGAGTTTAAAGATGAGCCTAATGGTCTTCTTTATGTGCAGGCTATTCCTGACATGTTGGATATTGTTAAGAATGATCTTCAGATAAAGAAGTATCTTCTAAATGATGCTAACTTGGATTTAAATAATGTTGCAAAACTATCTCTTGATTTTGAAGACTTAGATAATGTAATAAAGTTTATAACTCCAAAGACAGTTCAAAAGACTAAGAAAGAAGTTGACGGTGAAATAAAAAAAGCAAACAAAAATTCTAAGACTGTTGTACAAAATAATAATAACAATGAAATATGGTCTGCTGTAGAAGAAAAGGCTAAAGTTGATTATCCAGATAAAACAACAGGGAATATTGCCGTGGCAAAAAATCCTGAAGCAATGAGTGAATCAGAGAGAAATCTAATTGATCCACAAAAAGGGCTTTTCTATAAAGTTATCAAAACTGTTATATGGGCAGCAAGAAGAAGAGGTAAGAGTGATAATGCCATGCTTGGTGATATTCCAGTTATGCTTAAAGCTCAATCTATAAAAACTTTAGACCCTGCAGATTTGACTGATGATGATATTACTTTCCTTACTAAAAATAAAGGTTATGATATTAATGTTGCTATTGTTTCAGATAGTAGTGGTGTCCCAATTAGATTTGATGAAGAAGGTAATGTAGTTGAAGAAGGTGGTAGAATTGTATATCAATATATTAGACCTGTTATAAATAGAGCAGGTAAATTATATCTTGGTAACAGATCCGGTTTCTTATATAATCTTGTTCCTGCTGAAACTCTTCTTAAAAGACAATTAGCTAATGAAGCTAAGGATGGCAAACTATATGGTCAAGTTGAAAGAGAAGCTGAGTTAGCTAAAATTAAGAGAAAGCAAATTCAGAAAATGAATGATTTAGCTAAACTTAATGAAACTCTATCTCTTCAGGATGAACCAGTAATGCTTCCAATAACTGGTGGTAGTTACGGTATTGTTGAACATAAGTCAGAGTTATTATCTAATACAGATTTTGTCAATGATTTAGAAATGATTTATACTCATGACTCAGGTGATCTTGAAGGAATGAGTTACTTTATGACTAATAGAGTAAGTGCTGGTGTAGCTGTAGATAATAGGATTTATTTACAGAGAATGGATATGCCTAAAGAACTTGCTGCAAATATAGCTAAAGTGTTAACAACTAAAGCATTACTTAATGGAGAAGCTTTAAGTCCACAAGCAAGACTTGCACATTATGATACTTTTCTTTCTAATAGAACAAAAGGTAATAATATTAAGGTTGAGATTAAACAAGAACTTGGACAGAATGTACTTAAAGTTACCTTGATGGATCCACTTACTGGTGATGCCAGCGTTGTTGATTTAGAATCAGAAGATGCAGAAAAAATGATTGCTGATCATTTAATGGAATCCAAAAAAATTAAAGATAAAGAAGGTAAAGTTGTAGCCGTGTATCCAGCAAATTTAAGTTATATGAAATCTTTTGCTGTTGATGGAGCTATACAAAAAGGTGTAAAATATACTGACTATACTTTTGATATAAGCAAAACAGGAACTCAAGTAATTAAAGAAGTTCAAAAAGATTACTTTGATTTTATTAAACCATTAGCTAAAGTAGATTATACTACTGATGGTGCAGCATACTTTGTAGCAATCAATGCTTATTTAGAATTTGCGGTTCCATTTAATTTTGAAACTGCAGAAGAAAACTTAATTGATATTGGTGTTCCTTCTGATGAACTTTTGACATCTAATGATGTAGATAATGGTAATAAGAAAGCAAAACCTGTTAAAGTTGAAATAGAAGAAAAAGATGAAGAGACAGGTAAAGGTTTTACTATTGAAACTAAGGTAAGTACAATAGCAAACGACAGAGTTTTAGTTGCAAATTTAAATGAGGCTGATGCTGTTTTTGGATTAGGTACAACCTTTGATACAAAAGATGAAAAGATTTCTAGAGATAGATCTGGTAAAGAAAACAAATGGTATGGAGTAAAGCTTGGTACTAAAGCTAATGCACCTAAAAATTTAAAACCTCCAACAGATGCTATTAATCAAATGGTTAATAATCTATCTCAATTAAAAGGCGGAGTTGTAAATATTATAGGTAATGATATTGCCCAACTAACTAAAGAGGGCTATAGTCAAAAAGATATAGATACTTATGTCTATAATATTTTAAGTGAGGTTGTTAAACAATTTCCTATTACCAAAATCATTAGTAATGGTCAGACTGGAGTAGCTGAAGCATCAATTAAAGCAGCTAAAAGACTTGGTATTCCAGTTAAAATTAGAGCTTTTCAAGGTTATCAATTAAGAAAAGCAGCTCCATATGCAGCAAGTGGTATTAAAACTACTAAAAATACTAGAGCAGACTTCTTAAGTAGATTCTTTAGTAAGTCATCTAAAACATATAAGAAAGCTGCCGCTAAGGTAGAAGAAACTAAAGAAGATAAAACTACTACTGTACCTAAAACAATTGAGGTTAAAGCAAGAGCTGTAGAAGTAACTAAGACTCCAGAACAACAAAAGGTATCTGATGCTAAGATAAATAGATTAGCTATTGATGATTTACTAGATGGTTCAGATATGATTCCAGATGTTCCCCTTAATAGAAAGAAGCGGGTATCTGCAGTTATGGATCAACTTTATGGTAAACAAGGGTGGCAAGAAGTACAAAATTGGTGGAAGTCTTCTCCTTTAAAAAATGTTGTGGATGTTGAAAGACTAGGTTTAGTATTTAACTCTGATGCTTATGCAACATTTATGTCAGCGGGATCTATGCTTGCTGATGCTGCAGTTAAATTACGTGCACAAGGATTTGCTGCAAGAATTGAATTGTATGGAGATGCTTTACCAGTAACACTTTACCATGAGGCATGGCATGCATTCTCTCAGTTAGCACTTACTAAAGAAGAAAAAGCAAAACTCTATAATGAAATACGCACTTATGAAAAGTGGAAGAATATGGAGTATATTGACATTGAAGAAGAACTTGCTGAAGAGTTTATTGATTATGCTGCTAATGGCAAAAAACAAAAAGGTTTTATTCAGACTATATTTGAGAAACTTAAAAAGTTGATTGATTTCTTTTTTGGTAATACAACTAAGAGAGATGTAACAAGACTTCAGGATATTCCTAATGTAAAAAAATATTATAATCAACTTTACACAGGTAAATTTAAAATAAGTACTGAGAATGCTGAGCATAATTTAATGCCTGGATTTGAAAGACTTAACAGTGCAAAGAAAACTATCCAGCCTCTAGTAAATACCGCTAAAGATTTTGCAGAGATAACAGATGTTCAATCTAATAAGATTGTAGATTTAGTAGACAGCTTAATGGCTAGAACATTCTATCAGTATAACAATAAGTTTAATACTACAGCAGGAGCAGTTAAATTATTGGGTGATGTTAATAATAGAGAGAAGCTTTATTATAATTTAGAAAAACAATTAAAAGCTTTATTGGCTGCACAGCTAGAAAGAACTAGAGCTATTACAGTTAAAAATATTGAAAGTGATAATCCAGATTATGTAACTGAACAAAAAGAAAGTGCCAAGTTAGATTTATTAATGAAAGCAGTAGAAAATTATGGTTCGGTTGCTGAAGCTTTAACTAAAAAAACTGATCGTGGTGTTGTAGCATTCCATATGCAAAGATCCAGATTTAATATCTTGAAAGATCTTTATATTGATGATACAGAAGATGCTAGTATAGCATTATTCACATCAACTGAAGGTAATTCTATTTCTGCTAAACAGCTAGCAACTGATGATACAATGATGATGTTATCCGGTATCTACAAACTAGAAAGGGATGAGAACGGAGACTATATAAAAGAAGAAGATGAGTATGGTGTGAAGGCTTACTCTATAGAGACAGATGACTTCGGGTTGCCCGTATTGGAACCAGTAGATGTTATGTGGAATAGAGTTGCTAGAACTCTTCAAGGTTCTATGGATTATCAAGATATGCATGATAGAATGACCGAGGCTATTGAGAATTATCCAGAGTTTATCCAAGTTTTAGAAATGCTACCAAATCCATATACATTTGGACCTGGAGCATACAACAATAAAACTGAGTTTCAGTCAGAGACAAATTTCTGGCAAGATCTTAAAAAACCAGTAATACCATATATCCAGTTGAACATTAATAAAACGGTTTTAGAGAAAGCTAAGAAAATTGATGGTAAGTGGATAGCTGAAAAATCAAAGTATGAATCTAGATTATCTGCAGCAAACTTTGACATTTATAGAATTGTTGCTGATTGGACAACTAACTTTAACATTGCAGATCCTGCAACTAATAGATTTATCATTAAAGATGGTGTAAACAATTATTTGAATACAACAGAAATAATGAAAGAGTTTAGTCAGAATAAACAATTGATTCCTACAAAAGCTGCTGAGTTTCTTGCTGCATTAGGTATTCAATTAGACATGACTAGTGCTGATATAAAGTCAATAGTAAATAGTACAAAGAAACCTTTTGCTAGTTCTTACAATATTGATTACATTTTTAATAATGTAAGACTTGTTCACTTGGCTGGTAAATCAGATGACATTGGTTTACAAGCTGCCGCAGCTCAATTTAAAAGAGATCCTTTACATTACTTAATGAATGGTCTTCCTGAAGCTATAGAGAAAGCTGCTGGTGGAAAAGCAAGTGATGTTAAAACTAAAGTAAGAGCTCTTGCTGAATTACAAAACAGATTCTCAGATGGTTATTCAAATTATGCTGTATTAACACCAGAGAAAAATAAAGTTTGGGAGCAATTTTTAGATAATACTGTTACTAGAATTATTACTTCACTTAATAGAGCTGAAAACTGGCAACAGTTAACTACTGAAGATGCTGATCCTAATGGTAGATTCCAACACATGAGATGGTTAAGTGAAGCAAACAATCCTGCTTCAGAGTTCTCTGTAATATTAAAATCTATGTTTGATCTTGATCCAATGTCAGATACCTATGGTGAAAAGATTCCAGGTGCTAGTATTGTTCTTGAAAATATTGGAGGTACTCAAATTATCAATAGAGAAACAAATGAATCTTTAGGAACTTCAACAGCTAATACAGATGTTACAAGTAAGTTTCTACAAGAATTACATACAATGTTACAGTCAGGAGTTCAGGAATTTATGAGACATGCATCTAAGCAGACTGCAATGAACCTTAGAGCTAAGAAAGTAAATACATATAGTGGTAAAGAATCTTCCAATCTTTATGTAGATATAATGGCATTTAGTCCTGCAAATACCGCAGGTAATAATAACTTGGGTGAATCTCAAGGGTTTAATATAATGCTTGGATATATTGCTGCTGAGGCGGGAAGAATTTTTAGATTTAAATCTAATGAAGAGTATTTTAAAAACTTCTCTGCATATAATAGAGATGTAGTAAGAAAGGATAATGATGAAACTGTAAAAGCCGGTGAGGCCTTTACTGCATTTGATGATATCTTAACTGATACAGTACAAGGTGAATTGTATGACATTATTAATAAAGCTATAGAAGATAAATTATCTTTTGATGAATTTAATTTACGTGACATTGTCAATGATAATCCAGCACTTAGAGTTAAAATAAAAAATAATGTAATTGAATATTTTAATAAACTATCTCAAGCAAATTATGCAAGATTAGAAAGTGCAAGATTTGTAGACCCAAGCTTGTATGAAATGGTTTCTACTGATGAGTTTAGTAAAGATCAAGTAGATAAAATGCTTATTAAAGCCTATACTTATAACTCTTGGATTCATAATTTTGAAACAACCATTCTAGCTTATGGAGATGCGGTACAGTACAACCATGATAAAGAAGAGTTTCATAAGAGAAATGCTGGTTTAGGTTCTGGAGGTAAAAGTTTTAGATCCGATATGAGAGCAAGGATGTATATAAACAGTCCTATGTTTGAAAGATTATATGCTGATAAAGAAGGTTATAAACTTAATGCATACAACGGAACTTTAACAACAGCTATTATTAAAGAACTTACTATTGATAAGTCTGTATATAAAGATGAATACTATGATGAGCATGTAAAAGAATATACGGCTAGATATATTAAGGCTGGTAAACCTAAAGCTGAAGCTGAAAGACTTGCTAAAGACTTGGCTGATACTGTATTAGCAGATTATTCTAATATGAAAATTGCTGATGGTCAAGGATGGTTAAATTTTGAAGCATACAGAATGCTTAAAAACCTTGAAAGTTCTTGGTCAGCACAACAAGAAGACTTATATAAAAAGGTAATTGCAGGAGAAATATTAAATGCTTCTGATATAAAAGAGTTCTTTCCTCCTTATAAATTACAGTATTTTGGACCTATTAAAACTAAAGGTCTTCCAATGACATCCTTTCATAAGTTTTCATTAGCTCCTTTAATCCCAACAGTCCATACTGCAAATATGCAACTTGGTCAAATACATGATATGATGCTTAATCAAAATGTTGATTATGTATTGATGGAAACTGGTGAGAAAATTGGACACCTTGGAAACGGTGATGAGATACTTGATAAAAATGGTAATGTAGATGCCTCAGTAAACTTTACTAAAAATGTAATCTATGCTGAGTTCTTAAAAAATCAAACTGAAGTTAACTCTAAGTTTAAAGGTAAGTCTATATTCTCTACTCAGTTAAGAAAATTAATTCTTGAAGGTTTATATGAACAAGGAGAAGTTAGTAAAGATGTAAAACATCTAGTAGATAACTATGTAAACAGAGTAGGTGAGTATACTGAACTACTTAAGAATGAATTGATTGACCAACTTGGGTTTGCAGAAAATGAGAATGGTGAGTTTGTTCCTGTAAACAAAGACAGTATTGCAAAACTTGCATTAATGATCAGAGAAAATCTTACAAGAGATGATGTATATAGTGATAAACTAATTGACATTATTGATGTAACTGAGGAAGGAGATTTAAGATTTGACTTATCTCTACATCCGGAGGCTGTGAAGATTGAAAAACTTTTGTTGTCATTGATTAATAAAAGAATCATAAAACAAAAAGTTAAAGGAGAACCTCTAGTACAAAAGTCTTCAGGTTTCTATGATGGATTAATTGAATTTTCAGTTGATCTTGATAAGATGAATCCGGAAGCAAGAGATGCTGCAGTTAAAAAATACATGGGGTCTAACTTTTTACCTACATATCATAAAGGTACAGATGGTACAACAACAGCAATGAAAGTTGCTATCTCACTTCAGGGAGATTATGAAAACCTTCTTAACCTAGAATATAAAGGAGAACCTATCTCTACTTTAGATAGACTAAATGAAGCTATCAAAGATGATGAATGGTTAGATGCTGATAATGAAGCTAACAGAAAAGCAACAACAAAAGATCCTATATATGATATAGCTTTTTCTGAATTAAAAAGTACAAAAGGAGACACTAAACTTTTTATTTTAGAATCTGATCTTACTTCAGAAATTAAAGCTAATCTTATACTAGATGATAAAAATGGAAAACGAGTTAAAGGAAGTACTTATCAAGGAATTAAAATATTAGGAGACTATTATTCACATAAAACTTTAAAGTCTTCAGATGGTGATGCATTAGATATAATTGTTGTTAAATCTAAAGAAGATGCTCAAAAACAATATGATGCTTATATAAAAGGTGGAGCAAAACAATTTACAGGAATTGGAAATGTTATTTTTTCTAATATAGATACATCAGTTAAGAGTACTAATAGACAAGCAATAACTCTTGTAGGGGTTAGGATTCCGGTTCAGGGTCTAAACTCTATGGAGTTTATGGAAGTATATCACTTCTTACCACCTCAAGCTGGAAACATAATTATTCCACCTGCTGAGATAGTTGCTAAATCAGGAGCTGACTTTGATATTGATAAGTTATCAATCTTTATGAATAATATTGATGGAGATGGTAATGTTAGAATGCCAATGTTTGACAATGCTAAAGATTTCTATGAAGCTATTAAAGATCCATCTAAATATGAGATGAGTAAAGAACAAATGTATAGCTTACAAAAATCTGGTCTTGAGAATCAATTAATTAATGATATTAGAAGTATTCTTGAGTTACCACAAAACTATGTGTCACTTACAACTCCAAATGGAACTTACTTAGTTAAACCTACGGCAGATATGTTATCTGAATATGTATCAGATTATAATCCTTTTCAAAGTTTAATGTCTGATAAAAATAAACTAAGTGCTCCAGATAAAAATGGAAAACAAAAATCAGTAATCAGTCCTACTAGAATATTTGAAGCAGGTTATAACTTATATAAACATGAATCAAATGTGGTTGGTAAGAAGACATTAGGGCTTGGTGCAATTGAAAATACCTTTAATGTAATATTTAATTCATTAGGTGCTTCAATGCCTGCAGTATATAGACATTCTGATGAAGAAGTAGATAGAGTTTCATTCTTAGGTTTGAGACATAACACAATGAAAAAAGATGGTCAAGATGTTATTTCTCTTTCTCATCAATTTGATACAGATGGTAATAATAAAGTAGCAGATATTATCAACCAGTTAATAAACGGTTGGGTGGATGTTGAGAAGGATGCATGGGTATTCTTTGTACAAGGTAATTATGAAGTTGCTCCCACATTACTTTACTTATTAAAGGCAGGTGTACCATTTAAAGAAGCAGTATATTTTGTTTCTCAACCTCTTGTAAGAGAGTATGTTAAAGAGAGAAGGCTTGCAAATAGTACATTTGCTGAACCTTTAAGAAAAGATCCCGGCTTCCAAGGAGTTAACTTTAAAGCAGCAAGTAATATAATTGCTAAATACTTTAAAAACTTTATTCCTGATGAGCAGTCAAGATATATGGTTGGTCAAGAAATGTATGATAACTATTTAAAGTCAAGAAAAAGAGATCATTTTAGTGAGCAAGAAATGCTTGCTTTAATTAAAAAAGCAAAAACAAATCCTGAAGTTGGGGCAAGTGATTTATCTAGAACAATGTTCTTACATTATCTCACAATTGAAAAACAAATTCAAGGACTTACTGCATTAAAAATGGCATCTAATCCAGATACAGCTACTATGACAGATGTAGGGCAGGCAATTCAAGCTGAATCTGACATGGAAGCATTAGCAGAAGAAACTAAGATTGATCAAAATCTTAGATTAGCAATGTTAAATGACTCTGTTATTAGTTCTTTCTTTAATACTAAATTGGTACGTGGATTAGCAAAACCATTATTTAAATTTAGATATGATGATGATATTCAAGAATATATTCAAAGCTATATGTCTGATTTTAGAAATAGTGGTATTCTTAAATCAAATTTTGGAAGAAACTATAGAGACAGATTCCCTGTTGTATTTAGAAATGATGTATTAAGTTATTTATTCCAGAATGCATTAAGAAAATACAATCTTGGTAAAGAATATAGTTCTTATGCTATGACAGATTCAATAGGATTAACTCCTGCTGCTGGTCTTAAATTTGGTGCACAAGTGATTGAAAAGGATGGAGTTCCAACTATGGTGGTAGATAGAGTTCAAATTGAAAAAGAATTCTTTGACAAAGCTTATTTACAAGGTAGTGAAGCTCAGAATAGTTATGAGTCTCGTAGTTTATACCCACTTCAACCAGGACATTTTGGTAATAATTCATCTTCTAATAAGGCAGAATATATCCGCTTTGTAATTGAGAGAGAATATTTAAGACATGTAATGCCTATAACTGAAGTTATTAAGACTAAAGAATTCCAAATGGAATTAGAAAATATTAATAAAACTAGTATTGAAACTAATGAGATTAAAAATAAAAGATATGCTTATGAAAAAATCATAGCAACTAGAGCTTTGGACAATACATTAAATCCTTATAATCTATTTAATGATCAAAATAATGCCTATGCAGTTAGATTGGACAGAATTAAAACAGAATATAAAAATGATTTTGTAAAAGATTATCCTGTTTTAGCTAGAATGGTTACTGAAAGTACTACAGATAGGTCAATGTACAGTCTTTATATTGATGACAAAGACATGACAACATTTAAATCAAACATGTATAGTAGAAATTTAGAAGAGCTGAGTAATAGAAATGTGGAAAAAGTATCTGACAAAGCAGAAAATGATAGAATAAGTGACTTCTTTTCTAAGATGACTTATGTTGCAATGATGCAGGCTGGTACAAACAAAAGCAAATATAATTTCTTAAGTTTAACAGACTTTGATAAATTCATTGATATAATGAATGATGAAACTGCTAAATTTCTTACATCACCGCTTAAACTCAAAATGCTTATTGACTTTAAAAATAAGTTTGAGCAAGAGAATAGTCAGGCAAATAGAACAAGAAGTAGATTTAAAAATTATCTTACGGCATTGGATGTAGAAAAATCAATTGCTACCCAAAATCTAATTGGAGAAACAGAAGAGGATGCAGTTACTGGTGACATGATTACATCAGCAGAAAATTTAGTAGAAAGAAAAAATCTAATCCCTACTATTAATCCTAATGTGTTTGTATTTAATGATCTTTCTGGAACTGACAAAGCATATAAATTTATTGTAGAAAATAATCCTGACATCACTTTTGTATATCAATTTAGTCTTGGTCAAAAACAAGCTATTGATAAAATGACTGAAGCTCAGTTCAACAATAAAAAAATGAAAGGTAACATACAAATTAGAAAGTATGCTAATAGTTCTTCTGTGGGTATAATTACTGGTCAAGATAGTGTTGCTGATGCATTCTCTAAATTAGATCCAAAACTATACTCAAAAAGAAAAGCGGACATAGAAAAAGCTATTGCTGAAATTAGTCAAGTAGTTGCAAATGGAGGTAAAATTGCATTCTCTATAAATGGATATGGAGATCCTACTATGATGCCTCAAGAATTATTTGTATATTTAAGCAGAAGGCTTTTTGAAGAGTTTCAGTATTTAAATCCTGGTTCTGAATTTACTAATGAAGTAAGTAAAGTGGTTGCAAAATACCAACCAGTTACTGATGCCGAAATATTAGCTAAATTTGACGGAGAAAATAACCCATTAAAATGTTAAAAGATGTTTTGTGAATCTAAATCTACAGTATTAAAAGATCTTAAGGAAAAAGGAATACTTGGTGAATACAATGATGTACTTAATACAATTGAGTTTGAAAAATTTAATAAAGAATTTACCAGATTCATTGAGTTAAAATATAATCTAAACACTGGAGGTGAGCTTGCCTTTAGCACATATGAAACACAAACACGTTTTCCATATAGTTCTAGATACTATAGAGATGATATACAAACAACCATATATGCTCAAACTAATGAACCATTGTTTGAAGCTCTTGATGAGGAAAGGATAAAAGCTGATATCAAAAATGAAGTAAAAGACCGTGATGTTTTAAATGAACCTGAAGCTGAATATCCAGAAGATGATTTAATGAACCCAATGTTCATGAGAGAGCCTTCTTATCTTCAACATAGATTTAACAGTGAAACTAAAAAAGCAATGTTATCTTTTATAGAAGGTCTCAATATTAAAGTTGTAGATGGTCTTGATGAAATTATCCCTAGTAGCAGAAGAACATGGATAGATAAAAATGGTAATATGCAAACTAGAGAGGATCCTTTAGCTGCATTTGATCTTCTACAAAAGTTTTTGGCTTTGAAAGAAAATATATCTGATAAAAATGTTTCTATGCAGACAGCCAATATTATTTATAGTTTTCTTGGTAAAAAATCTAAATTAGGTATTGAACTTTGGAAAGGTATAAATAGTTGGAGTAAGTATCAAGAAGTCTATGATAAGTATAATAATAAAAAACTTAGAGGACAAGAAGAACAGGTTGTAGAACAACCTATGCAATATGGTGAGAATAGTTTAGCTGAAGATAAAATAAAAGAAGTCTATGAATATGATCCAGCTAGATTTAATGCATGGGCACATAAACAAACTATAATTGAGTTTCTTTCTAGCATGCTTATTATTGGAATTGACAATAATTATATTGGTAAAAAAAGAACTAATCCTGATATTGCTAAAGAATATTTTGAAAGCCTTGGTTATAAAGATAAGTATGCAAAAGATTGGATTACCCGTATGTTTAATAGATTCATGAATTGGATTAAAGAACATATATTAAATAATAAAGCAATTACAATTTATAAAGAAGCTGAGTTGAGAGATACTGTACTTGATATTGTTGATGATGTTTATAAAAAGAACTATATCAAGTTTATTAGAAGTTATTATGAAAACCCTACAACTGGAAAATTCTTTAATGCTAAGGGTCAGGAGTTTGAACAAAAATTTTATGATGAAAGTCTTAAAAGAGATCCCTTTGCAAAAGAAATAGTTGATAAATTATTCAATGCTCCATATGAATATTTTTTAAGTGGCTCATTAGTTCTTAGAAAATACGGTAGAGTTATAAGAGCTTTAAGTGAAGACTTACATGATATTGATGGTGTAATAAGTCTACAACAATTTGAAAGTGAAAAAAATGCTACTCAGTTTTTAAAATGGATTGAAGAAAGAGGTGTTCCTTTAAGTAGAGAAAGAACTACTAAAAACTCTAAGCAGTTTATAAAAGAACTGATGCCTTATTTAGAAGGACAATCTTGGTATGAAGATTTGAAAAAACAATTTCCTACTTGGACTTTTAAAGCTGCTTTCATTGGAAAAGATCATAAGAAAGGTGAATCAGTTACTATTTCTGGATATGTTGAACATCCTACAGAAACAGTTCTAGTTCAGAATGCAGATGGAAGTGCTGCTACAGATTTCTTTAATGCTGAAGATAATGGTAAAACTCTTCCTAAGAGATATGTACTTGATTTCTTTTTGAGAACACAAGAGGGTAATTACCCAGAGGTGTTTGATCATTATTATAAAGACTGGAAACAAATCTTTGAAGCTAAGATCAACATGGGCCGTGGAAAAGACTTGGCTGATTTAATATATTTTCAACCATTTAGAGAAGATAAATACAAGTATACTAATAAAGGTTTTAGATACTTTACATTTGCTGATGATGTAATTACAAATATGCCTGACATAACTGAATTTAAAGTTGATGAGCAAGCTATAAAAAATCAAAGATCTAAAGAAGCAGCTAATGCATTAGGTCAAAAAATTGCACAAGCTTTAGGAGTACAATATATGTACATAACAGATGCTCAAGCAAAACAGATTCTGGAGTCTAGAAAAAAAACATACAATGGTGAACCAGCTTTTTTCTTTGGAGGAACAGTTTATATTGTTGGTGATAATGTAAACTTTGACACTGTACTCCATGAATTATCACATCCTTTATTAAGAGCAATTTTTAAAGAAAATCCAAAACTCTTTAATAACTTGTATGAAGCATTAAAAGCTACTACAGAAGGGGATATAATAATCCAGCATGTTAAAGATAATTATCCAGAGCTTAAAGAAGAAAGCCCTCTATTTAAAGAGGAAGCTCTTGCTTATGCACTACAAAGAAAAGCAGCAAATAAAGTAACTAATCAAATTGAGTCATTAGGTTTTGAAGGATTTATTGGAAAGTTACTTGATGCATTAAGAAATATGCTTAAAAAAATCTTTGGATCTAAAACTAGAGTATCTGAGATTGATGTAAATACCTCAATTGATAAGCTTGCAGATATGCTCTTAGAAGATTCATTTGAATATGAAACTGATTTTGTTACCAATGATGATCTTGTTGCATATGCCAGGGAGATAAAAGAAATGGCTGAAAAGCTTACTAAAGATGTCAAAGCTGAAAAAATACAAGAGGGTATCAATGAAATGTATGCTACCACTCAATTAATATATGAGAAAGCTATAAACTTTAGAACTAGATCTCCGCAGTATCAAAGAATGTTAAAAGAAGCATTGTTTGTAAAAGGAGAAACAAATGAATTACTTCCTAAAATTAAAAGAATTTTGTTTGGATATCAGACAGTGTCGGGTCAAGAAAAATTTACTATTGATGATGCTATCAAAAATGCAGTAGAAGCAGAAAGAATGAGAAATGAAGATCTTATTAATAGAGCCCGCAGTTTTGTAAACACAGTTGGAATTGTAAATAATATTGCTAAAAATATCTATCAAGATCTTGATGCTATGGATAGAAGCAATTCATTTAATTCTAGAGATGCTATAGCCTTATTATTCTTATATAGAAGTTCAATTAGATCATACAATGATATGTTTAATTCATTTGATGAAATGATTGCTAATGAAGAAGGTTTTGATATAAATCAGACTAATGATATTATTGACCTTATTAATGAGGCTAAGAATAACTTAATGAGATCTGATAAAAAAATCCGTGACATATATAAAGCAAACAGTGTTGATTTCTATGTAGAGATAACAGGTTATATGAATGATTTCTTAAAGGAAGAGCTTGGTAAGAACTTAAGAAATGCATTAACAGATAAGCTTTCTGAAAAAGAAATAGATGACTTGTACAATATTGCAATTACTCAAAAATTAGATGACCAAACTGCTGAAGAATTATATACCAATCTAGAAAAGAAAGGTGTTGAATCTAAATATATCAAAAAATTTATTGATGATTATAATGCATTCTTGGTTAATCAAGATAAAATTACTGATGGTTTGTCAGGTAAACTAAGAGATGTAAGTTGGTTTAATAGATTCTTTGAGTCATATACATCTAGTAATGATCCTATAGTAGGTGGATTAGCTATTTTTATCAATGATCAAAAAACAGAAGCTTCTCAAAGGGCCCTGGATAAGTCATATAAATTTAGAAAAGAACTTGAACCTCTCTTACAAAAAGTAGGTTATACAACTTTAAAAACCAGACAGTTAACTGATATGTTAATGTTTAAGGATAAACTATTATATATAGATCCTAAAACAAAAAAACCTATTGAAAAAGAAGTATTTACATTCTTAAATGAGTTTGGTAATGGTTGGAGATATAAACAAGATTTGCTTGAATATCAAGTTGATGAAGCTTTAGCATCAGAAGATGATGATAAAATTAGAACTGCTACTAATGCATTAAAACAGTTTAAAAAAGATTACATGTGGGATGATTACATTCCAGAATTTTATGAAAAAGATGCTGTCTTTGAAAAATATGGTGAACTTGGTAAAATGGCATGGCTTTCTAGGAAGATGGCTCTTGACAAGTTTAATAATGAATCCAATGAGATTAGTGATGAGCTTGAAAGATTTCAAAAATATTCTACTCTTCAAGAGTTATGGAGAGAATATCAAATGCTTTCTTCATTAAAATATGCAGACGGAACTAGTAAAGTAGATGACCCTGCTACTGGTGTTTATGATTTGTCAATTGCAAAAATACTTCTTGAACATAAAGAATCTACTAAAGATTACTATGAATTTGCTCCAAGACCTGGTTCATTACAAACATCATTTAATCAGTTTTTAAGTTTAGCTGAGTCAAATGGTGAAGATTTAGTTAAGGCTAAAGATGAATGGATCAAACAAAACATTAGAATTGCATATACTCAAGAGTTTTATGATTCTAGAAAAGAATTAACAGCTAAACTTAAACAAATTCAAGACAAGGTAAATTCTGTTATTGGTTCTGAGTTTGATATTAGTAATGCATACAATGAGATTTATAATTTAATGTTTGCATATAAAGATCAACAAGGGCAACCAATTCCATCTGAATTAGGCGTAGATAAAATGAAGATGATTAAAGAACTTAATCAAAAAATCATTAACTATAAAGCTGCTTTTGATACTAAAACTGGTTTATCAAATGAAGATGCTGAAGAACTTGAGCTATATATTGCAATCAATAAGAAAAATCCTGAAAGGTTAACTCCAGAGCAAAAACTAAGATATAGAGAGTTGTTAATGCAACAAACTAAAACAGGTTTGTCTCTTGCTGAAGTTGCTACTATGCAAAGTGTTTATGCTGAATTATCTTCTCTTACACAAAAAGTTTCTACTGAATACTATGTAGATTCAATAAATGAACATTTACAAAGATTGAATGTAGCCACACTTACTGTAGATCAAGTAGACAATTTTATTAATAGTGATGAGATGAAAAATCTTCTTGCTAGTGACGGTAAATTTGTAGATTGGTTTGTAACTAACCATGTATCTAGAAAAGTAAAAAATAGAAAAACCCGTAAAATGGAGCTTAAATATGAAAGATCCATGGCAAACTCTATTTCTATTCCTAAGAATGAAAAGTATTATGAAAAAACCACCCTCTTTAATGAGTTAACTGGTAAAGATGAAACATTCCGTGGTCTACCAAATGCAAGACACTCTACATATAAAGTAAAAGATAAATACAGAACAGGTTATGATCCTACTACAGGAGAAGTAAAACTAGAAGTGGGAGTTCATATTGATAATAAAGGACAACCCTTACCAAGAGCTTTTAAAGTAGGAGATAAGAACAGTGCTCTTAATGATGATTTCATCAATAAAGATTACATGAGATTAAAGGAACAACCAAACAGTCCTAGATTTCAGTTACTTGAATTAATGAAGAAAGCACACCTATCATTCCAAGAAGATAAATCTAATAAGTCTAAGCTTTATTTAGACATGCCTAGATATGTTCTTAGAGATAATTTATCTAGATTACAAGCTGGTAAATTTGGTGAAAGATACAATCAGATTAAAAAAGGTATAACTCAGTCATTAAAAGATAGCTTTGGACAAGCCGTTGATGAGAATGAACTTGAGCATAACTATGAGAGAGATAATAATCTTGAAGAATATAGAATGGTTAATACTGATTTAAATTCTGAAGAAGTTTCTTATATTCCTGTTTCTGGTATGTATAATCTTGAGACAGATAATACTGATCCAGATGTTATTCGTGGAATGTTCAAATACTTACTTTCTCTTGAGACTCAAAGTAAACTTCATGAAACATTACCTCTTGTTAATTCAATCTTGGAAACATTAGCAGATCCTGCTAATGCACCTAAGACTCCAAATACCTATAGTAAAACCATTAAGAAAATAAAAGGTAAACTTCAGCATACTGTAAAACCAGGAGCAAGTAATAATAGACTTGGTCAAGTAAGATCTCTTATTGAAAGAGAATACCATGGTAAACAATTCAGCGGGGAAGGAAGCTCTATCTATTTAGATAAATTCATGGGTCAATTACAAAAACTTTCTGCAAGAGCTTCATTAGCTGTTAATATTTCTTCGGATTTAAAAAATAGATACGGTCAGATTGTACAGAACATGCTTGAATCTGCTGGAGGTGAGTTTATTACACCAAAAGATTTAGCTCAAGCTAGACTATGGGCTGCAACAACAATGATAGAATGGACATCAAAAAGTGTTTACACTAAAGGAGTACCTGCATTATCATCTCAAATCATAGAGATGTTTGACTCAGCATTTAAATTCAAAGATGACTTTGGTAGATCTGTTTCTAGAAACATGGGTAAAGATATGATGAATGGTGAGTGGATGTATAACATCAGAAAGAATCTGGAGATGGAGGCTGCCTTACAATTATTTGGGGCATTTCTTAATGGACAAAAAGTAGAACAGAAACTTTCTAATGGTAAAACAATCACTGTTAATTACAAAGATGCATGGCAAGTTAATAAAGATACTGGTATAGCTGAATTAAAACCCGGTATTGATCCAGCATGGAGTAATAGAACAATTACACATGATTTTCAAAGAGGTCAAACTTTGGAGGATATAGCAGCAATGTATGGTGTTACTGTAGATGAAATTAAAGAAAGAAATAAAATTGTAAATGTTTTAGAATTTGAAGATAATCAAGAAATAATTATTGCTAAATCAGAAAAATTCAAACAATTTAGAAATAAATTTCAAGGTGTATCCCATAAATTATATGGTTCATATGATGACTTTGCACAAGCAGAGGGTAATCTATACTTACCATATAGAATGTTTACTTTCATGAGAAAGTGGTTTGTCCCTATGCTTACAAATAGATGGGGTGCTCGTGTTGAAATTGAAGATGGTAAATTCTGGTCTCCCAAACTCAATAAAAGATATGATTGGATGACTGGTAAAACTAATCTTGGTTTCTATCTTAATGCCTATATTGGAATGAAAGAGTTAATTAAGAGTAAAGGAAAGTATTGGTCTTATATGCCTGAAGATCAAAAGAGAGATCTAATGAAAACATTAGCTGAATCATTATTTATTATTACATCAGCTCTCTTAGCTTCAATGTTATTTGGATATGATCCTGATGATAAAGAAAGATTTAAAAAATTAGAAGCTAGATCTGGAGCTCTTGGTACTGATGATTTTAAAACTTGGGGTTTCATACAAAATCATATGTTGATCTTATTATTAGGTACACAAATGGAATCTTCAGCTTTTGTTCCGCTTCCAACAATGTTTGGAGTAAATCTTGGAGCAGATGACTATATTAAAATTGCTACAACTACCACATCTTCATTTGGAAATACCGTAGGGTTATATGCAAAAATGATGGAGGATGTATTTAAATTAATGACTTTTAATGATAAAGCTTATTATAGTAGAAAAGAAGGTGAATATTGGTGGCAACAAAAGGATGTACCTAAAATATATGGTAGATTACTTAAATCTGTTGGTATCACTGGTTCAACAGGAGATGTAACTCAATCACTTGAAGGTCTTGAAAATGCAGGTAAACTTAAATAATAAATAATGGCAAAAACAACAACAACAATTTCAACAAGAGCTTACTTTAAACCTAAAGTTTCCCGTCCCGGGGTACATGCTAAGACTAAAACTAGTAAGTCCAGAAAATCAAAAAACTATAAGAAATCTTATAGAGGACAAGGTAGGTAAGAAAAAAAAAGGGGAGAGCCATTACAGCCCTCCCCATTCTAATTCAAATAACTGCCAAAATAGATCTAGTGTTTCTTCTTCTACTTTTTCTTTTGGCCAAGTTTCTATATCATCCTGAAAATGATTAGTATCAAATCCAAATACCCACCAATCTTCAGGTGCATTTTCACCATTTCCAAAATCTGAATAAGTCAATCCGCCATGAATACTTATTTGTTGAGCTTCATCCTCAAACATATAATAAACTTCATCATAATGTTTTTTATACAAAATATGGCTAGGTGGTATTGCTACATAACCATTTCCCCAACCTTTTTTCATTACAGGAAATCCATCTCCCCGTTTCCAATGTTTATTTGGAAGTACATACCATATCATTCTTCATCATCTTCTTCACAACAATCACATTTTTCTGACTCTTGTTGTCCATATTCATTATCAAACCATTCTCTAGCTGTTGCTTTTGTTGGTCTTTCATAACAACCACAATACATACTCTCAGCTCCTGACATGTATGCTTCAATCAATGCTTTTTTAAATGCTACTGGATGCATCTGTCTCAACTTTAATAAACTTACTTAACTCTGGTCTGAAGTATCCAGGACCTTTAAGTATCTTTCCATCCTCTCTTAATAAAGGCTTACCATTCTCACCTAATTTACTCATATTACTAGCTTGTATTTCATCAAATACATCTTCTATAATATTTTGCATACCATGCTTAAGAATAGTACCACAAAGAATGTATAGCTGATCACCTAAAGCATCTGCAACTTCTACTATAGATTTATTATAGCATGCCTCTAGATACTCATCATTTTCTTCTTTCATTAGACTATGTCTTAGATCAAATTCTGATGTTGGTATTAATGTTGGCCATTTACCATCTTCTTGTCCAAAAGCTTTGTGGAACTTTGCCACTGATTTTAATTGTTTTTCCATGTTGTAAATTTAAAAAAAAAAGGGATAGCCGAAGCTACCCCTTATGTGATAAATCAATAAATCCTTATTGGCTAACAAGGATGTCAAAAGAAATCTGGAGTAGTATCTACTTCAGATTCCGTGTCATTAAAATCTAAATCAAAATCAGATTCTGTACTGTCAGGTTGTTTTTCCACTATTAAATCTAAGCTAGCTTCATCATCATCTTCTGGATCTGGAATAACCGGAGCTTCAAATGTATTACCTGCAGGATCAGTATAAACTACAGTTTCATCTTGGGGAAAAATGGACGTTGATTTTTCAGGACTAATTTCCCTTTCTATTGGAGTTAGTATTGAACCTAACACAGCATCATCATCCTCATCTATGTCAAATGGAACTTCCTCAGCTTCATCAAGACTTTCAAGTATTTCTTCCACCTGGTGCACAATCTCTAACATTTCAGGGTCTTGTTGCACCACTTGATTATCAGCTAGTTCCGCTTCAGCATATTTAACATCTTCATCCATTTGATCTGCTTCCAAGTCTGCAATCTGATCTAGTAAACTTAACTGATTAGGATCAACAAACTCTGACTCAGTTACAATTGGTGTTGCAGTATATAACGCAACTGGTGCACTTAAAACGGGAACTGGTGCACTAAAATTACCAATGGTACCAATAAAATAATGCAACATCCGTTGATCTTCCATCCAAGTTTTAGGATGTGATAACTGTAATGCATTAGTAACAAAGTTATAGAATGCCCATAAACTATCAGTATTAGCAAATACTTGTTGTGGTTTCTTCATTTGATCTCTAATCATACTAGCTTGCTCCGTAGTAAGAATCTCATACTCTGCAAACAATACTCCTAGAAGCTGAGACTGTTTTCTTCTATTAAGTGTTATAGTTTCCATTGTAACTTTATCAGAACACAATTGAGTATAATACATATAAGCATTTGCAATGTATGTATCAATTGTATCTTTTGTTTCTGTATCTGCAGTTCCAGTATGCTTTCTAACCCATGAACCAACTTCTCCAGAAATCATAACTGATCCTGTTTGGTTTATGTAAGCACCAACTACACATTTAAACTTTACTTGTTTATTATAACTGTTTGTCCAAGCAAACATCATTGACAACTCTGGGTCATTATTAAAGTTTAGTTTATAAATTCCCTGAGCAATTTGTCCGTCAGCAGTACATCTGTACTCCTCTTCTACAATTCCAAACCCTGCAGTAGCAAGGGCTTGATAAGCATAATCAATAACAAACTGATGGCTAATTACAGTGTAAGTAGCAGCATGGTTTGGTAAAGGAACACTAATTAAAGTGGCCTTTGTTGTGTTTTGTATTTTCTTTGGCATTTAAAATAAACTTAATTGGTTTACTCTTGGATCAAAGTTTTCTATTTCTTTGTTTACTTTGTCCAAATAGTAATCATAGTTAATATTATATTGTTCAATGGATTTTTCTTCATGGTCAATATACAATGTCTGCATCCATTTACCTGCTTCAATTTGTATTTCTCTATTATCTGACCTATGTGTTTTTATAATTTTGGAGCCTTCTTTAGACATAAAATAACGGAGTGTATGCTGTAATTTTTCAGTTTTATACTCACCCTTTACTACTTTATGTTCTATAAACTTCCAATCACCTTTTATCTTTACTCCACCACAAAAATCAAATATGTTATTATTTGATGTAATTGTAATCCAAGGTTCAATCCCATGTACAAAATAATAAAACAATGTTTTGGATACAACTAGAAAGCTTTTGTTTTTATGAAGAGCTAAATTATGAAATTCAAACCTGCCTTTACACTTTGTATTGGCATAATAGAACTTACCATTTTCTTCTTTAAAAAGATCATGTGGATATTCTTTCTTTAATTTTTCATACACATCTTTATTTACATCAGCATATTCAGAAACTGCTATGTAGTTATTAACGTCACCAATAATAATCTTTTGGTAGGTTCCGTGTTCCAGTTGCAAGCTTGTAAGCTTTTCCCATTCAGCACATATTTCCATATACTGATCTACATACTTCCTAGGAATAAGTGTTTCAAGACCATCTGTATTTTGCATTAGTGGAATTGCTCCGGGAATCTTTTCACAAATCATCTCATACAATATACTAAGGCTAAGCTGACCATTGATTGTAATCTGCATACCAAACTGAGGATCATACAAAAAACTATTTTCATCTATACTCAAACCAAATGTTGAATTTAAAATGATCTTATATACATAATTCTTTGGATCTTTCTTAGGTATCTTCTTTCTTTCTTCAAAGAACCATTCATACAGATTGCAAAAATCTTTTTTAGGTAAATGAGCTGGAGACCAACCATTTCTAATAGCAAGATTAGGATAATAACTAACAACATCTGATGTCATTATTACCATATCCTCGTTAGATGTATAAACACCACTTTCTTTAGCACCATGAATACCACCTAATCCATAATCAGTTTTGATACCTTTATATTGTACAGAATATTTAAAACCTCCTTTGGTTTCCCCAGGATATATAACTACTTCATTGAACTTATTTAAAAGTCTTTGAAAAGTAGCAGTTTCAAACTTGATATAAGGAAGAATTATCTCTGATACATTTATTTGATTTCTTTTAGTTCTCATTTGTCTGAGTTCCCATTTCTTAATTCCAGTTTGCTTACTTAAAAAGTGTAAGAATAACTCTTTAGAAATTCTAGGCTCAGATGCTGAGAATAAATCAATATCATATTCTTCTGTTAAAGTTTTTCTTAAATCAATCTGACTTTTACTCAGATACATAATTTGTTTAGTAGACTTAACATCATTAATACAATATTTTATAATTTCTGGAATCTGCTCTTTTGCAATATTTGTAGAATGGTGTATAGGCATATCAATGATATTCCTCCAATCCATACTAAATTGTATCCACTTAAGACTAGATCTTTTAGCTGGGTTATCCCAGTGATTTAATTTAAATACATCTATCTGTCTAATACTTAATTGCTTAGGAGAAAATTCAGAAAATTCATTTCTATTTTGACCATTAATAATATCTTGAGCTTTTCCATATAAAAATTCAGCTATAGTTTCACCATTCTGAATTAACAAATGCTCATGATTTCTTATAATATGCTCAGTAATTTGACTGTCAAAGCTTAGACCATTAAAACTAATGTGCCACTCATTTGCATCACGGTTCTTCTTTAGAAAGTTAACTAAGTCTTCTATGTCATTTTTAGATTCATGACAGACAAAAACTTCTTGATGTTCAGATTTTACATCTTCAAAAACTGCTATAAAACAGTTTGATAAAGTTTCATAATCCATTACCCAATGTGTTCTCATAGGCTATATGTTCAGTTCAGCTGTTCCCCCTTTTAAGTTTATAAAAAAAAGGAAGGTTACTATACTTCACCTTCCTTTCCCCTTCTAAATCATGTCATCCATTATCCATGGCGGGCACAACAATATTACGCTTCTTCTGGAGAAGCTATCATAAACTTCTTATAATCAAATTTAGAATTAATACTCATTAGTTTAATCAACTCTTCAATTGCAGTATGATCCTCTACATAGAATTCTTGAAATACTTCAATTTTATGTCTTTCTTGCTTCAGGCCTTTGGTTCCAGTTACTGGTTGACCATAATCATCAAGTTTAGGTAACATATGTAAAGAAGTTTTCGTGATTTTGGAAATAACCACCAACACTTTGGTTTCTGGGTCCATTATACATTCTACATAGGGACATGATTCTGTAATTGGAATCATTCTAAAGGTTTGCTTTTCTTGCCATGTGGCTTGAACAAGCATCATTGATTTTTCACTCATAATTGTTGGTTTTTAACAAAGTTATTAAATTATTTTTATGTTTTCTAAATCTGCTACCTCTATTAGTAAATTTTCTTTTTCTAAATTAGGTTTATCACAGAGTTCACCAACAGACTTGAGCATTGCTATGTCTACTCCAAGAATTTTTGCATATGTTTCATAATGTTTTTCAGGAAACAAATAACTCTCTACATAGGCATAGTTGCCACTTTTTTTATCAAAGAAATCTAAAATCTTGCGCTTTGTATTTAGTTCCATTTGACTATATTTTCCATTCATAAAGTGTACCCAATCAGTACTTAAATCAGAAAAATTAAATGTTACAACTAGAGTTTCATCATCTACTTTAACAAGATCAATCAATCTATTATGTTTAAGAATTATGTTTTTCTCAAACTGTAGATATTCTTGATCTGTCCTGCAATGATAAACACATACTAGTTTCATATCCTCAGAGTGTACAGTTTTATTCCAACAAACATAAGTTTCTTTTGGAACAACACTTGTACCCCTTTTTATGCCCAAGAGCGGATAAATAAATATCTTGGACTTTTGGAAATATTTCCTATAAAGCGCATCAATTACCATAATTTTACAATTTTACATTACCAACTGCTAAGTCATATGGTAGATCATATTTTTTATTCTCATAATGCCATTGAGCAATATCAAGAATTTTTCTAAAATCTTTTTTCCATAGTGACATAGATTCACTTGACACCTGGAATGGGTAAACTAAATTGTATTTGTCAATTACAATGAAAGTTACTTGAATATTCCATTGATGCTTGTCTGGTACATCATTCAAAAACTTTTCTGCAGCTAGTACAAGATAGATAACAGCTTGTATCCAATACTTGTAGTATTCAACAGCTTCAGGAAAATCCTGAATTGATTTACCAGTTGTTTTTAAATCATTAACAAAGATTGTTTTAGATTCTTTGTCAACAACAACATTGTCAAGAAACCCGTGAAGTCCAAAAGGTAATTTATCATGATCTATTTTAATGTACAACTCATTAAAAACATCAATGTGATCATCTTCCTCAGTTTTGTCTAGCTGTAATAAAGCTCTTATATCTTTATTACTTTTCAGTATTTCAACCTGTGCTTTGCAGCCGCTCAAAGTAGGTTCATCTACTACTGATCTGTCTAAACTATTTTTAAGGAATTCAAAATACTCTTTGTTCTCTTCAGTGAGAATCTTGTCTAATCTTTGAGCATCTGTTTTAAGATTCTGATAAAGATTTGTTGTAAGTAGTTGTGTGAGTATATCTGTTGAGTAATCCTCCAAAAGTAATGAATTATTTCCAATACTACAATGTATACGGAAAATAGTATCAATAATTTTTCTTTGACTGTCTGTAGGAAGTTTACCGGGTAAACTTATAAACTTTTTATCATAGTTATCTGGTTCAAACAAGAGACAATGCAGGACACTCCCTCCTACGAGGTGAGCATCCTTACTATCTTCTCTTTGGTTGAGCACATAATGATTGTAGAATAGTCCAGGTGAATAAAGTAATTTATTTAATCCACTATAACTGAAATAAAATTTGTTCTTATAGAACTTTTCTAGTTCATCAGAACCATTCAAAATTGTCTGTATCATTTGTTTGTGTTATTTGATGGTTATTTGATTCTTCTAATTCTTTATTTAACTCAGATTCGGAAACCGGATTTGATGCTTCTAATGCTATTAACTCTGACTTGAGTTCATTTCTCTCTATTCTAGTAAATGAATCTTCTATGTCTTCATCAGTTATTTCAATGTCATTAGCAACCCCCGCAACCCCTGACGTGCTAGAAATAAGGACCTCTAAATCATCAAGGTTTTCTGGTACTTCAGCTTCAATAACAGCTTCAGGAATAAAATCTGGAAAGGTTTCATGAACATAGTTAGTATTAAGAAGTTTTGCTGCTTCTTCATTAAGAGTTACACTTTTTACTTCAAAGTATTTAGTGCCTCCTTGATCAGCAATTTCTTGACCATAATGCTTCATGATAGCATCTACTTTTTCTAGATCAAAAACATCTTTTGCAATAAGAGATTCCACTATATCATCAATATTAGTGCCCATATAACTCTTATCTTTATTTAGAAAACTAATTAAAGATTTAAAATTCACATGGTTTCTAGTACGGCAGTTACTCATGTGACCAGAATATTTCTCAAATAGCATTTCAATATAAAGCAAACTATCTATATAATTACAATTAGCCATAATTTCCATTGCAAGAATATGATTATCCTGATCTGAGCTATTAAACATGTCACTGATCTGTAAGAACATAGTATTATCTATAGTAGCTGCATCATCTCCATTGATATGTTTAAGTAACTTACTCTCATTAAAAAGATCAAGTGACATAAGTCCTGGAAATAGATCTTTATGCTCTTCATCAACAGTATAATAAACATTAGATGATCTTAGTATATCTCCTGCAATTTTATCAAGTATATCTAAAGTACTATTTCTCAATGTAGATGCAGAACTATACTCAACAACTACAATAGGTTCTGTGTAAAACTCTAAAGCTTGTCTTAAGTTTTCTCTATAATGATCATCCATTATACCCTCGGAATTATCAACTATATCTCTTAAAACCTGAGTATCTAAATCATAATACCAATGATTATTTACTAACTTGTCTTTAGTATTCTTACCACAAAATACATGAGTAGCTTCATTAATATCTCTAACAGTTTTAATACCGTGTTGTAAAGTTAAATCTTTCAATTTTACTCTTGGGATATTTACACCAGGAAGAAAATAAAGCTTATCTCCTTTTGTAGGAGTATAATCTTTATCATTAACTGGTAAAAAACTCTCTCTTTCATCAGCACAAAATAAAGGTTCAACCTTCATTATTAGCTCATTTTCATTTACATCCACATCATGAATAAACAAGTATGTTTTCATTTTTTAAAGTTTAAAAAAGGGAGTTTTACCTCCCTTTATGTTTGTTTTTAATTAAAATAGTGTAAAAATAAAAGGGGAAAACCCTTTATGTTTCATTTACTTGACAGCCATCTTCACCACCTCTTGATTCATCATTAGTTGTGAGAATTTAACTTTGTTTCCATTAACAATCTCTTTGACCATATAATATCTTAAGTCATTGGTAAATGCATCACAGTCTGTAGTAAGCTTGGCAATTCTATCAATCATTGGTTTACCTACAGAACCTTTATCAGCAACAGTAAGAGAATAATTTATTATTCTTGTTGCAATAATACTTGAAATATCTGCACGGAACTCGTTATCTTTTCCTACTGCATTAGTAAGAGAGTTCATGACATACTGCTCATCTTTAGTTAGGATGTCCGCAGGACTAATAATTCTGTCAAGTTTGTTATTAATAAACATAGTAAACATTGAACTAAAATCAGGACCTACTGAACCCTCACCAATCATTTGTATCATAGGTAAGTTATCTTCAAATTTAGGAATAGAACTAATAGCATTAAAAAATGTAGTAATAGCTCTAGGATTAATTCTTTGAGTTACCAATTCCGGGTGCATCAACATAAAGTTAATACATCTGCCATCTATTCCTGATTTCTCTGCCCACTTAGCCCATACATCAGAATCATACTTTAACTCTACAGAGATAAATCTAGTCTTCTGAGCAACATCTAAAGAAGTTACATTGTAATCACCATTGTCCGGATTAGTAGTCAAGATAACATGCCAGTTCTTTGGTAATTTCCAAGAAACATATTCTTGTCTATCCAAGATCTCCATCGTAGCTTGCATGAATCTTTGATCAGCTCTAGTATAGTCATCTAAGATTAAGAAACCACCTTCTCCTTTACCCTGAATCCATTCAGGAGCAGCATGTGACATTCTTTTTCCAACAACTTTATAACCTTTTGCACTTGCTGCAGGTATCTGAGATTCATTAATCCAAGTAGATTTACCCTCTGCATTCTGGATCTGAAATTCTTTAACAGGAAAACCAACCAAGTCACCTAATTCTTCTAACTGAGATAAATTAAGTTTTACAACTTCCATAGCCATCTCTTTACCTAATTGCATTAATGCTGAAGTCTTACCAAGACCAGCATCACCTTCTATATTAATTGCTACAGGAACTTTACCGTCCTTTTGAATGTGTTGGTTATTACCAACCATATGCTTAATAAAATTCTTTAACTCTTCAACATTTAATTGTACTTGACTCATAATTTTTCTTTTTTATAGTTCTAATTTAATCACTTTTCCTGGTAAACTTTCATTCATATAAGATTGTTCTGACAAAACCCATAGAACATTTCCTCTAGGTTTTACATCTGCTCTACATTCACCATCTGTAAAATACACCAGGCTTGTATATTTATTTAGGTTTACATTAAAATACTCTAGGACGGGATCAAATTCAGTCCCACCTCTACCTTGTATTGCCATTTCAAATTTACCTTTATAAGGTTCAATTGATCTGATACTTGTATCACATTGTATAACGGTAATATCAACACCACATTTAAAAATATGATGCATCTCTCCCATAAATTCTCTAAGTTCGTTATCACTTACAGATCCAGAAGTATCAATAGCCAACAACATGTGTTGTCTCATCTTTACTTTAAGACCAGGATTAGCATCAAATCTCTTGTTTTCCTTCCTTCTAATTTTCTTAGTGAATACTTTAGTACTTATACCAGTAAATCTTCTAATGTATCCTCTCCAATCAAATTTAGGTTTAACAATTTCTTCAATAATAATAACTCCATCAATTTCTCCAGGAACAGTGCCTCTTTTCTTAACAGTTTGCTCTTTAGCATCTGAAAGTACTTTTTGTAATTGTCTATCAATTAACTTTTGCTCTGCTTCAGTAAGATCTTCAAACTCATCCCATGTACCGTGATCAGGAATATTACCAGATTCTATATTATCTAGTAATTCATCCATTGCATCACATCCACAAGTTCCATTCTCCTGTTTTTCCTGTTTTGCTTCTCTAAGCTTATCATAGTAATATCTACAACCAGCTCTAGTATCAAGATTCATCTCATCATAATCTTCAATCATGATACCTCTAGACGGAAGTTTACTTGCAATAACTTGCAATTCTTCCTGAGTAGCATTATTTTCCTTAGCACTCTTTAATTCAGATACTATACTTGCTTTAAGAGTATCAAACTCTTCTTTAGTATAATCTCCACCTGGAAGCCAAGAATTATCAATATACTGATTAATTTCCATATCCATTGCAACATTAGCAAGTTTTCTATCAGAAAACTTAAAAAATGTGGTTAAGTGACCAAAAGCAATGTGTAATAATTCATGCTTTAACAAACCAAGTTTGTTTAATTCAGATAAACTTTCCCAAAATGTAGGATTAATTGCAAGTTGGTAATTAATACCATTCTTACTTACTCCTGCAGTAGGAACACGTTTACCGTCCCAAACTTTGTTTAGCATAAGAAGAAAGAATCCATAATAGGGCTCTTTCAACATAAGCTCTTTTGCAATTTTGCTAAGACTTTCTTGTTTGTCCATCAATCTTTTAATTTAATTTGTATTTCAAATTTGTCTGTAGGATAGCCAATAGATTCTAACATCCTTGACATATCCCTAATAAAGAATTCCATAAATAGCTCAACCGAAGCTTTAGAACCTTTGTTTTGTGTAATCCAACACAGAGTTTTAGGACTTGTAAGAGGAGTTTTGTCTGTAATATCTAACAACTTAGTTGCTATCTTCTTACAATTTAACATCCAGTTTTCCATAGTGTGTCCACCAAACTTATAGAGAACTAATAGTTCTCCTACATACTTTTTAAAATCAACATTCTTTAAAGTCTCAAATGCTATGATGTGATTATCTGCATCTTCAGATTTCAACATCATAATTAGATTTCTTGTTTCTTCTTTGTCAAAAATCATTTTTGCCATTATACTTCAGTTTTTAAGTATTCATCATCTAAACAATCTAATTCCATTAAGGAATTGTTTAAATCTATCATAGTCATGTATGCAGGATTATTTAACCTAGCATTATCCATATCATAATTAGCCTCTAACAGCTCTATAGCTTCATTAACTAAAGCTTCTACTTTTTCTTTAATTTGTTCTACTCTATCCATTACTTTTCTGTTTTAGATTCAACTATTTTAATTAACTTTTCTAGACAAGCAAGTTCTGCTTCTTCGTAAGAATTATAAGGACTTGTTCCACCTGTTTTCCAAGTATAATAGCCCCAAAAATCAGCACCTGCTACATTTTTATAGACATAATTATGTAACCCATACTTCTCTCTAAACCATCTAAATGCTTGTGAGAATGTTGCTGCTAAAATAACATCATCTTCAATTGTCCAGCAGTTAGGTTGATCTGACTCAGTATCATTAAAGATTATATCTTCACCTTCAAAATTTAATTTAATAGTTGGATATATTAATGTCCTTAAATCATCATCATTTACTGGATTTGTATTATAACCAGCAAAACAAGATTCATCAAATCCAAGTTCTTTTAAAGCTAATGCTTCTGTATAAGGTATAAATTCTTTTTCCATCAGTCTTCAATTTTTAAAGTTTTAATTGCCCATTTCTCAGGCTTACCACTTGCAATCATATCCACCCATTCCTTTGCTGTTGGAATGTAATTGTTGCAGTCTTCTTTGATATGCTGTTCAGCAACATATCTAGTGTATACAGTTTTACCAGCAGAGTTAAGAAAAGATACACCAAAAACTTTTTCACATTCAAAGATACCTTCACTATGGTGACGGAACATTCTATGCATGCTATGACCTATCCATGATTTTGTAGCATCAAACCACTCATGAATATGATGATAATTTTCAGGTATTCCTCCAAACTTTTTAGCTGATGATTTTGAATGTTGATAAGGATGTGCCATTACATTTTGTATGTTATATGATCAATAATCTCATGTTTTGCTTCAGCATAACCTAAACCATAAGAATCTTCATATAAAATTTCTACTTTTTCAAGTATTTCTCTTTTTAATTCATCTGTTAATGTTTGAGTCTCTAAGTCCTCTAACCAATCTTGAAAATCTTCCATTATTTCTTTTTTAAATATTCAATAACTCTTTCCCAGTAACTTTTAGCTTTCATTCTTCCATCTCTAAATGGTGCTAAGGCATGTGTTGCTTTAGCTGTATTTAAAGCTTCTTCTTTAGCTTTTTCAGTTCCATGTAGAACACGTGCATAATTATACAGTTCATCAGCTTTTTTTTCTTCAGTCATTTTCTGCTTTTTCTAGTAAACTACCATCATGAAAATAATCTTCTGTCTCAGTAACTCTTACATGATTATTAACAAAATATTTTCCTGAAGGAATACATATACATAAATCTCCAAAGCCACCTTCATTATTCCACCAGTCTTCTATATCATTAAGAATAGTTTCTTGTGCAAATTCTTCAATTAAAGAATAAGCACTTGAATCCAACTCTGCTAAATTTGAATCATTTTCCCAATCATCTATATTATCATTTACATCTCCTGGAGTATCACACTTTTCTGTTGTATATCCAATCCATTCTATGGCACCGGAGTCTCCTCCACCATCATATTTTACTTTAATACCTGTAATACCAAGGTCAGCCAACTTAAATAGAAGGCCTGTCATTTCATTTTCTGTCATACTTTTGCTTTTTGAATAAAATATTTTGCTACTTCAGGAATGTGTTTCTTGTAGTAAGGCTGTTCAGACTTACACCATTGTTTCACTTCATCCTTTGTATTAAACTTTTGGTACGGAAATGTTATTTCCAACTCTTTGATAAAATCATTTACAGTCCAACCTTCCCAGATGTGTCTGTCATTACTCATATTATTTTATTTTAAAGAATCTTCCAAGTATGTTTCCATTTAAGAATTCTTCTTTCTCAAGAACTTCTCTTGTGAATTGATACTTAGTTTCATAATATGTAAGTTCCATTTTGGAAAAACATATTTTAACCATAAATCTTTTAATCTTTAAACCAGCTTTATGAGCTTCTTTAAGAGTTATATTACTGCTATAGTAATTTTCATAACTAGGTTTTGTCACGGTGCTGTACTTTTTAGTTCTTTTATCAGTTATGTTTTCTAAAGCTTTTTTACCAAACTTCTTTTTAGTTACTGAGTAAAAGTTCTTCTTGCCCACATATCTTACAGACTTTCCATCAATAATAACTTCCATCTCATACACAAAGCCTATAGCTCCTTCTGGAATCATGCTATCATTAAAAGGTCTTCCTTCATATAACCAACTCATAATGCTTGTTTTAATAGTGGAATCAATACACTTCTTACAGCATCAATACCATGAACTTTTACTGAATCAGATATATCTTTCTCCATAGGAAGATTAATTGTAATTACTCCAAACATTTTCTGATATTTTTGAGCAGCTTTCTGTCCTGCCTCATCATTATCAAATAACACAAAAACACTTTTATAGTGCTTAATTACATTAACCATGTAATTTGTAGGAATCATTGAATTCTCACTGTCTGGAGAAATAGACTCGGCATCTGTAAGTTTTAATTTATTAAATGCCATCAAATCTTTCAAAGAAGATGTAATAACAAGAAACTTTTTATCACCTCTGAGTTGTTCACTACCTTGGATATAATCCCGGACTTTTATGAATTTACTATCCTTTACTTTAGGTTGATAAATCTTATACAAAGTTCCATCCTTTTTAAAGTAACCATAAATATAGTTTGCACTAATATTCATCTTTGTAGTAATACCTAAGTTATCTTCTTTGGTCATTGTATAAAATCCTAAAGGAGCTACATTATAGTGCTCTAACATTTTTGATCCAATTCCAAAAGCTGTCCAATAGTTTTGATCTAGGTTATTCCAGTGTCTTATTTCATAATCAGATACACTAAACTTACTATGAGCTTTTAATTCAATCACTGGTGCCGGTTCATGAGTTTTAATATACTCACAGTAGTCATCAATAATTTTAAATGAAGCTCTAGCTCTACTTGGTAAATTAAATAGTGTTTGCACAAGATTTAATGCATCACCACCATTACCTGTAGAAAAGTCTTTAAACTTATAGGTATTATTGTTATCCATATAAATATACATGGATGCTGTCTTTTCTCTACTATTGAAAATAGATTTAATTTTTACACTTTGACCAGATAGTTTTTCTGCTATCTGTAAATAAAATTCAAAGACCCACTCTTTAGGTATGTCTTCTAATTTTGCAATTAGATTTTTAGTAGAAATCATAAGAATAAAATAAAAAAGGGGGAAACTGATTTCCCCCTATTAATTATTAATAATTAATCTAGACTGAAATCAGAAGAAGTAGCAGTTGGTGTTGTGAAATCATCATCTCCACCAAAATTATTTACATCTCTTACTTCCAACTTTTTAAGATGTTTGCTTTCATCATAAGGAATTATTTTTCCTCCTTCAATTTCACCATAAGCATATTTTCTATTTTCTGCCTTTGGAAGCCACATATCATAAGTTGTATAACCACTTTTGTTTAGATATTCTTTACCCGCAACACAAAACTCAAGATATAGATCTTTAATTGGTGCTGTAGCATTAAATGCATCAACAAAAGTTTCAATAGTATCATGTTTACCATCTTGTCCAACAAACCAATCATTAATCCCTAGAGTTTTAGATAAACTCTGTAAAAAGATTAAAACTGATCTGTCTCTTTGAATTTTAATGCCGGATTTTGTTTCTCCATCTGCATAAGCATATTGACTTGCTTTCACTCTACCAATTTGACCTTCAAAACGGCCTTTGCTTTCATCATCCTTGTCAAGCATAAAACCTTCAAAACCTTCAATAGGTGCGGTTTCTACATGTAGAATTAAATGTTTAGCTCCATCAATGAATCTAAAATCTTCTAGATCAATACTGTTAATTTTTAAAACATGATTACCTGGAGCAATTGTTTTTGCTAATGATGAGCCACCACCTGAGCCCAAATCTGTTGTACTTAAAGCCATAATTTACTTTTTTTATTTATTATTACATTAGTATTGATACCAAATATCCTATTACTATAACGGATATTATAACTGAAATTACTTGTAATGTTGAATCAACACCATCTGGTTTCTTTTCTTCTTGTTTCATTTTTTTGTTTTTAAATTGTTATACATAAATCTTATCCCAGTGAAACTCAAGTTCACCTTTGTCATTCATTTCAGAAACTACTATTTCTTCATTTCTTAAGTGTTCAGGTCTTGCACCGCAAGTTACTTCTTCACTAGTCTTAAAACTTAAAATAGTTTTATTTCCTTTTCTATACATGTAACCAATAGCATCTGCATTAGCACAAATCAAAGATTTGATTTTACCAGTTAAATCTATATTAGCAGACATAACCATCTCACCCTTATCATCAACTACCTTGTCCTTAATGTGACCAGATAAAATAATGTGGGGAGCTAAGGTATCAATAAAATCTAAAACTTGAAAGAATGCTTCTCTAATATATAAATATCCTGCACCATTTGGTAAAGTAACTACAGTATCACCATCAAAGTTTTTACCCATAGAAGTTTTTCTATAAAGTTTTACAGCTAAAGGCATTATCATAGTTTCTAAAGCAGTTACAGTATCTATAGTAATATACTTATAGGGCTTACCTGCTTCAATAATTGAATTACCGGTATCAATTAATTCTTTAAAAGTATTAGCTTTAATTTTAAGAGCTTCTACATAATCAGAACCATTTTCTAGATCAATAATTAAATTATTTTCTAGTCCAGCATAAGCAGTTGTTTTACCAGTTTTAGGTTTAGAATAAACAAGTAATCTTTTTGGATTAACTTGAGTTGCTTTTACTTTATTTGTTGGAAGTACTATACTCATATTTCACTTTTTGATTTTCTAATTAAATCATTTAACCATGTTTTATCACTGACAGGTGTTACAAGCATAATAGCAGCAAAATCTTTAAGAGAAATATTTGCTAATGTTGTTGTAGTACTTTCTGCTACAACTTTGTCAATGTCAAAATCAGATCCTGCTAAATCTAATGTAGTTTCTTTCTTAGGAAACTCTTCTTCAAAATCAGGAAAAGGAGCTAAAGACTTTTGAAGTTTTGGTAAACCATCCTGAGCTTTTTTAGCTTCTTCTTTTCTCTTCTCATAAAGAGAATAAGAAATTTCACTACCATCTGGTTGAATCATTATTAATTCACTAGATGAAATAATATAAACAGAATAACCAGGTCTTTCTCTTAATTCATACTCTTCCGCATAGAATGGATTTGCTTTGAATTTAAACAAAGGTCTATCCTCTAGCATTGGACTATAATCCTTCTCTGCTCCTGCATCATCTCTAATTACATCAATAAACTCCATATAAAGGTCTTCACCTTTCTTAAGCTCACTTTCATAAAGTTGAATGTTTCTTCCAAAACGGCCTTTCTCATAAAATGCCATTTTCAATGTAAAGCTTGGACTTGCCAACTTTAACTTTTTAAAAGTTTCTGCATGGTGTGCAAAATACTCTCTTTCTTTTTGTTTTCTATCCATAATTTAAATTTTTACTTTTTTGTACTTAATGAATTTACTGCTTGTGCTGGAGGATTAACTTCAATTATCCTCATGTTAGTTCTATCTAGCTTAAAAAAGCTCATCTTTGTAAGGCCATTTCTGGATTTCAAAAAGTGAAAAACAAGAAGATCATCATCATCAATGATATACTTGTCTGGTCCATAATGCCTAATTTTTCTAATAGAAGGTTTATTGATACCTAATACTACATCAGCATGTTGCAATAAAGCATCTGCCCCAAATAAATCAGAATCTAATACATAGTTTCCATATTCTCCATCTCTTTGTCTGTCAGGGGAATCTATGTTTCTATTGAGTTGACTTAACACTACAAAGGCTATAGGATAATGTTTTTTCATATAAGTAAGGGCTTCTCCAAGAGCATATAGCATCTCAAACTTATCTTTTTCTTGTCCTTTAGCTACTTTGAATAGTGCGGAGTGGTCAATAGTAACAAGCATGTTCTTGTATTTTTTAACCATTTTACCATTTTTATCTTGTAACATTACTGCCCTCTTTTCCATTTCATTATGGATAGTAGCACACATTACATCAACTGTACATGGGTCATAAATAACTTCAACAATATCTCTGTCTTTAGAGTTTTTATAAAGTTCAACACACTTATCAAATACTGCTTCATCTAAAGGTTCTGCCTTACTCATTAAAGAATTATAATCATACCCTGTATTCAAACTCAGCTTTCTGATACCATTGGTTTCATCAAGCATTTCAAACTGAAACTTTAGCACTGTAAATTCATGGTCTTTATTAAGCTTGATGATATCATCAATCAATTGTTCCATAAATAAAGTTTTACCAGTTCCCGGTCTAGCACCTACTACAGTGATAGTTCTCCATTCTAACCCATCACAAAATGCATCATTAAATTTAGGCCAAGCACTTTTTAATGATTTCAATAGTCCTTTTCTTCTAGCATCTATCTTGTAGATTGCTTTTTTGAGAGCTTCTCTCTCACTGACTGGAACCAGAGGTGCTGCTCCATTAAATAAATTTGCCATTTTATGATTTTTTAATTATTTCTACTTTTGCTAGGTTATACATTTCATGAAATAAAGTAATTATCAACTCTATAAAAAGAAATTGACAAAACCCTATTGTAATTATGAATGTGTCTGTGGCCAACCAACCTAATACAGTTCCTACAACTGCTAATGCAATTAAACCTAATTTGTCTTTCATTAGTCTACTCTATCTTTAAAATAATTGTTTACTTCATCTATACCACTAATAATAAGCTCACAATAAGTTGCTAAATCTGAATCCCATGTTTTATCACTATTCTGTTTTCTTACAAAATATTGAGAAGTTCTCATGTAGTCATATCTTTGAACACTGTATTCAGTAACATATTTATGTGTAGCTTTTAAAATAGTGTCCCAGGAAAAATCATAAGTTTCAAAAAACCATCTAAATGAATTCTCAAGAGTTTTTGGATTTACTCTTGCATATTTACCACTAGACAATTTTTTATTAGGAAATATTTCATTGTATTTCTTAATGTTTTCAAGAAAATTAACACCCAGTAAATCTGTTGCAGTTTTCTTTTTAGATTTTCTAAAATAACCATCTATTTCAGTTATAAAGATAATACTTTTGGATGTTAACTGCAACTTTTCATCAAGCCAGCCCTCACTTTGCAGCTTTTTGCACTCTATTGCTTTGTTAACAAAATTTCCTACAACTATTTTTTCTTTAATACAGTATAGTACATAAAAAGTATTAGGAGATAGACTCTCTTTCATACACTTACTAAATATTTCTGTCATCTTACCATACTATTACATTATTACTTGTATTCTTTACTAATTTAGATACCTTAATAAAAATATCATTACTGTCCCATTTAGAACCGTTATAAGCAGCTGAGGCAGGATGTTTAACACTAAACTTATACTCTGTATTTGTAGTAAGTTCAGACCATTCTTCAGCTTTTTTCCCCATGTAAACATAAATTAATCCGGGATTATAATTATTTAACCAATCTAATAAATAAGCAGTAAAGGGTTTCCATATATCATAATGGCTACCAATCTTACCAACTTCAACTGTAAGAGCTGTATTAAGCATTAGTATACCTTGATTAGACCATCTTTTAAGATCTAAATCTTCACTTATAACGTGATTGCCATATACAGTTCTATCAACTTCCTGTAGAATAAACTTAAGACTTGGTTGTAATTTATCTGTATTACTACAGCTAAATGCAATACCATCTGCAACTCCTAATTGAGGATAAGGATCTTGACCAACTATTACAACTTGTAAGTTGTTATAAGGACATTCTTCAAAGGCTCTAAATACTTGTTTTAATGGAGGAGTAAATCTCTTGTCTTCTTTACTTAGTGTGTATAGTTTAGTGATAATATCATCAAACTCACTGCTAAATATAAAAGATTTAAAAACCCTATCCCAACCATTATGCTCAAGTTTAGCAAACATTTTTTGTTTAATTTCTTTTAAATCCATTTTTTTCTTATTTTTGATAAAAATTAATATTATGAGTACAATAAAAGTCAAAGAAATTAAAGATGATGTGATCATTCAAATTCCCGTTAATAAGCACTATTATGCTATGTGTAAAGCTCTGCTTCATAATCTTTTTATAATAATTAATGAAAAAGGTGTATCTGAAGAAAGTTTAAAAAACATATTAAGTAAAAAGTATGAAGAAATGACTGCATTAGAACAATCATTTTATACAGTTACAATTTTACTTGCTGAAATTGAAAGACAGGCTTCTATAAATAATTTTATTGAAGAAAAAGAAATTGATACAGCAAATATTAATAAAGCATTAGATAACCTTGATGCTAAAGATTAATATTATAATTTTCTCTTCCTATTTGTAAACAAGCTTCAATAGCTAACATAAGATCATCTTTACTACACTCTCCAAAAGACTTGCCGGCTAGCCCGGCTTGTTCTTTTATTACCAGTTTCATTTCTTCAAATGTATAACCGGATTCTTTTGCTAATTCTCTAATACAAGCATGTACTTTTGCAAGTTGTGCTTTACTGTGATCAGGACCATGTAATTCAACAAACATATCTACCTTATCACCTTCTTGTAGTTTATCTACAAAGATTTCATATGCTAATTTGTCTTGAGGAGTAGCATATGTTAGTTTTCCATTTCTTTTGATAAATTTTCCACTTAACATGCTCAACAAGTTATATTATTCATAATTTCTAGAAACTGAACATAATGTTCTCTTTCTTTAATATTTAATGCTGGTATATCAAATGATTTTAATGACCAGTTATTGTCTATAACATCAATATTATCTGTACTATGTAAAAGTAAACCTAAACATAATTCTTTATGGTAATAGTAATAATCATATCCGTTTTGGCTATCAGAATTAAGTACATCTACTTTCTCAAACCCAAGTTCTATTAATTCTTGTTCACTCATTTTAATCTAAATTTTTATAAAATACAATGATGATGGCTACACATATGCAATCAATCATCCCAGTTAGTATGTTCTTCATCACTTAAAGAATAAATTATTAATACTATAATGATAAGAAATATTATTACGCTAATTATCATTATTTCTTTTTTTAGGTAAATACTTTTTTTCAAACTTTTCCCAACCTTTAGGATCAAACTGTGTAATTAATAAGTTAAGCTTTATTTCTTCCTCATGTTCATCACACATTCCAATTCCTTTAATATCTAAATCAGGACTATACCTCTTGGTAGCCGGAGCTCCACATTTAACACATGTCATAACTTATTACTTAAAAATGTTTCAGGACTAATTATATCTCTTGTATAATTTATATCCTTATAATTTATATCATCAAGGGTCCATAATCCCATTTCTTCTATCCTCTTAGTTCTTAAAGTAAGTATAGAATATCCAGTAAGATGAGCATTATCATCATCATCACTAAGTAACATACCTAGCATGTTCTGCTTCTCATCTTCTGTAATATATTTTGTCTTTACTAATAAGTTTAACTCAGATAGAAAGATAAATGGTCTGAAGTCTCCTTTTTTGTTACCATGGGTATACATATACCATAGGTATCCCATATTACTATCTTCTACTTTACATACACCATGGTGCTCATGGCATATTTGTTCTATTAAAGTTTTGATTTTTTGATCTTTAAATACTTTTATCATGATCTTTTTGAATATTGAATAACTGTAACTTCACAGTCTTTGAAACCATCAATTATCATCTGTTTAATAACTAACCAATCTCCACCAGCAAGACCAGCACCAATTTTAGGCAGGCCAATATGCTTACCTTTAAAGAGCGTGTTCATTTCTGAAACAATTTTTTCAAAAGCCTCATAATCAAATGGTTTTCCTCCAAGTCCATATTGAGTATATGCATTAACTACAGTAAGTTCTTTTCCATTAACATCTAGTGTTTTATAGTCAATCTTACCAAGTTTACTGTGCACACCACTATATTTTATATCTTCAAGTGGAAAATCATCACAACCAAAAGCATCAGCCATTTGAGGTGCTATACCAGCACCCATAGTACAAAAGCAATTGCAACCATGTGCAATTACATCAAAATTTCCTTGTTTAGCAAGATCAATAAGATCTCCTTTAACTTCATTATAATTAGTCATTTTTTCTCTTTCTTTGTCATGATCTTAAAAATTTAAACATTGCTTGTAATTTCTCATGTTCTTCTATTACCCATTCTGGAGTAAATACAGTTTCATAACCATCACATTTAACTATGGTGTGTGAATCTATATCATGAACTATTAATGCATACCAAACATTTCCTGATAGTCTAAACTGTATTGATATAGCTCCTCCAGATGTATGAATTCTATAATGTTGATGATCAGTACTAGATCTATAAAACCCATGCTTTACAAGCTTCTTACCTATTAGTTCTGTGTCTCTAAGTAGCATACATCCTATTCTGATTTAAAGGTTTCGTTGTAGTATTGTTCTGTTTCAATTTCTTTATTTGCTAAAAGATTCAAATATTCTTTCCCATAAGGTAAGTTATGGTCTTTCATAGCACAAGTTAAATATCCACTCATCCAGTTTGACTTTTGTTCTTGTTTCTCCATTTCTTTGGCTCTTTCTTTCAACTCCTCAATGTCATTGATATAATTGCCTTCAATTAACATTTGCCATAACCATTCTACTGCTGTTTGTTCCATAAGTCTTCTTCCATTGATTTTTTAATATCTCCAATTGTAAAAATACCTTGTTGACTATTATCTAAAGCATACACTCTAGTATCATCAGGTAATAATTTAGCTGAATCACTTAGCCACCTACTATTTTTCATAGTTCTGAACCATACTTTTTTAAATATTTCTGTATTAATATGTTCATATACTCCATCTTCATCACCTAACTCTATATTGATAGGTTTTTTTGGTATTCCAAAGGTTGTACTCATATTATTCAATTTCAAGGTTATAATCTGATAAATATTCTCTTATCAAATCTCTTACTTTTTCTGCAACATCTTGTTCTTCTGCACTAGCACCTGGTTTTGTACCAATTAAACTAGCTCCATACTTAGTGGTCTCTCTTAATTTTTGGTCTAAATCCCATACAGCTAATTTCCACTTGTACCCATCCAAAGCATCTCTTATATCTTGTGCTTCTTCTACGGTATCAAATTCTATTGTTACTTTTCCCATACTATTTTTTTTATTTTCTTCAAACCATTCTAAATCTTGTTTAAGAAGTAATTCCCTAAAAGGTGTCATAGTAGTACCAAAATGTTTACATCTTGCTGTTAATAATTCTATTACTTCTTCCTCACTATACATTCTTTCAGTTTGCCATTTAGCACCTTTAACAATTCCAACTGATTCATTACCTGATTTAGATTCTTTTTTAATAAAATCTCCAATTGTTTCAATTTCTTCAACTGTTTCTTGTTTAGGTTCTCTATCACATCCTTTACAATCAATATACCTTTTAATTTGACCTTCAGGAGTGCAACAATTTTCTTTAAGTTTTTCTTTATTCATCTTATTTCTTTTTAAATTTTTCAAACCATTTTATTAAAATTAATCAAACAATCCTCCGTTATTTTGATTTTTATCATTTTTATCAAACAAAAAATCAAATTCTGTAACTATTGCAATTATAAAAAACAACAACAGCAAAAATAAAGGTATAAATCTCATTTTTCAAAAGTGTATATATAGTATTTCTCTCCGCTTTCATCGTAATTGTGTGAAAATAAATCACCTTCATTAAAAGCTTGTTCAATATGCTCCTTCTCCATTTCTTTGGCTTGTTCAACCAATTCAGTAATATCTTTATGATGTGTAATTATTGTACCGTAACTTGTTAAATAACTAATTTGTTTAACTAACCATTCTACTGCGCTAATTTGTTTCATTCTATTCTGATTTAAAGGTTATATCTTTCCACTCTTTCCAGGTGTCAAAGTCTTGTAACTCTTCTAACATCCATTTAGCACCTGCAATCCAATTATCTGTTTTACATAAATTAGGATCTGCAAGGTTAGCTGTAATTTCTTCAAGTGTTTCTTGTTTAGGTTCTTCTGAACCAAATTCTTCTTCTAAAGCATCATCAAGTTCTTTGTTGAGTTTATCCCATTTATTTTGTTTCATAATTTTCTAAGTATTAAATTTCCGTTTGAGTCAAGTTTTTTTATTTTGTTACCACAACATATAGATTTATCTCCATTGAAAATAAAATTATCACATCCTATTTTACATTCCATCTCAATCTCAACTTCAATTTCTGTTGGTTGTTGGAGTAATTGAAATTTGATAATAGCATCTTCAAAAGAAATATCATGTATTGACATTATGTTCATAATATAAGCCATATCTTCTTTACTAAACACCTTATCTTTATTTAACTCCATTGCTTTGTTGAAGCCCTGTTCATACCCAAATGTAAAAATTGGTGATTCAATTGGTTTTATTAAATATTCTTGTGAGGAATCATAAGCCAACTTCTCAACATCAACTACTCCAAATATCTCATCACAGTTTTGTTTGGATAGTTTGTCATTATCAGTAGCATACATAATATTATCTACTAATAAGACATATCCATTGTCTACTTTATTTAGTTTTGCTTTCATAATTTCTTTTTTTGTTCTAAGTAATCAATAATAAATCCTGCAGCAACAATTAAGTTCATACCACAGGATGCTATTATTTCATGAATATCTTTATATACATTAACAGATAAGTGAACATGTCCTACCATCCAAAATGGTACAGATAAGTTTTGACTTATCCATACCACTAAGTATTTTAAAAAATGTTTCACTTTACCAAGTTCCTACATTACTTACACACATATTATCTCCTACAGCATACTCATACCAAGTACTAGCAGAAAAACACCAGGTTTTTGAATTACCTGAACAATCATTTCTAACTGTTAGTGAATAACATGTAGAACCATCTGTGTTAGTAGTGAGAGCATCATTAGTTACTACACCACAAGTACAGTCTTTTTCAGATTCATACTTTTTACAGCTTAAAAGAGTAATTGTTAAAGCTGTTAAATAAATTAATTTTTTCATATTTTTTAAAATTTTAGTTTTTTTCTTCTGATAATTCTCTTTATATAAGAAAACAGGCAGTCAAAAATAAAATAGTTTACAAAAGCTAATACTATAAGCATTAACCAACTCCAAAGACATGGATAACAAGCTGGCAAATACATTAACACAAATCCAGTTGTAGTTAACACTGCAAGTATGTGCACTATAACCATATAGTACAACATCCAGGTTCTAGTCTCCTTCTTCATTGTTCACTCCCTTTTTCTTCTCTTGCTTCTCCATATTTTGAGGAGAACTTTTTTTGGACTTGTTCAATCTTTCCAATTTCTCCTGAATTTTCTGATTGATACTGTTCTGATCTAAAGTTGTTTTGTCTTTTTTCATATTCTTTCCATTCAAAAATTTCTAAATCTTTCATTCTAGCAACATCTGCTATAGTCATACCTTCTGGTATTCCTCCATTTGCTTCAATAATGTCCATACATACTTCTTTCATTCTTCCCATAATTTCATACTTTTTTCTAAAAGAAACTTAATTGTTGTTCTAATATCATTATGCCCCAGAACAGAACCTGTTGCTTTTAGTTTATTAAAAAACTTTTTATCAAGAACTAATTCAACTGTTTTTAATCTATGTACAGAAGATGTAGCTTCAATTACACTAAAATCAAATGGAAACATTTGTGCATAAACATAAACATTTTGCATATAAGATTTATCTGTACATAATTGCAAGGCTAATTTTTTGTTATAATGAACCTTATCTCTTTTAATACCTACAATATTTGCTATTGCATGTTCTGTCATCATAAACCTATATACAAGTAATCCCATTAAATAACTTCTCTGATCAACCAATACTCTTTTTCTAGAGTTAACTGGAATTTGTGAAAGAGCCTTGATTACATCATCTTTAGTGTAATCTTCCATATTAAATTAGATCTAATTCTACTTCTTTTTCCTCAACTTTTTCTTCTTCAGCAAATAAACCTTCAATAGGAAGAAATCTAGTTGCATCATAATATTCATAAGGAAAAGATTTTTTAGTTAACTCTACTTCTTTGAGTTTTAAACCAATTCTGCCAGGTTGTAGACCCATATTTACAGATTCAATTACAGTGTAAACTACACCTTCTTGAATCCATTCATATGACAATATTTTATTTGGTTTTTTACTTGAATCAATACATATAACTTTCATAAGCTTCAATTTCTGTTTTTAATTCTAGGTCTTCTAAATCAGTTTTTAATTCAAACAATTCAAGAAAATCACCGGATTTAACAGAACATTTCCCCTTATTATGGGCTATAACTGCACATTGTTCAGCTTGTAATGGTTCATGCCTACAAAATTTAATAAGACATGCTACTATATAAAGAAAGTCATGTTCATTATCATTATACAATACTAATTTATGTGTTTTTGTATCTTCCATCTGTATATAATATAATAAAAATCTCGGGGTTAATCTAATATAATCCCAAAATCTCTCCACATAATTTTATTTTGATCAAAGTTTTCCAATGCTTCTTTAACCCATTTCTCATCTACCGTATCTACATAACATAGTATGTGTACAATAGCTTTATCATCTGGATTTAATCTTAATAATCTTCCAATTCTTTGACTTGCTTTTCTTTCATTACCATATGCATGCATAATTATACCTTGCTTTAAGTTTGAAATATTGACACCTTCACTTAATTGAAGCACTGTAGATAATTTGGTAATTTCCCCATTCTTAAACTTTTGAAGATTATCTTCTGAATTAGAATTATTGCTATGATAACTATGTTCACATAATTTATCAGCTTGATTTTGAGTATTAGCAAACAGGATACACTTACTTTCTATAGAGTTAAATAGAATCTTTGCATACTGCTCTTTACTAGGATATTCCATCATAGCTTTCATCCTCATTACACGAAGTATATGTGCTGCACCAGAGCCTGTATCAATACGGTTGCTCCAATAATTATAGTTCTTGTCTTCAGAAGTAGGAAACTTCTTTCCTTTTGATTCTACAATGTAATTGTTTCTATTACTTAATCTTAATTGATGTACTATGATTTGATAATCATTTAGTATTTTATTTGCTATGGCATCATCTGCACCAAATGTAAATACAATAGGACAAAACTCAGCTACCAAACGGCCCTTTTCAGAATTCCCATACTTAGGAGGAGTACCGGTTAAACCCAGTATCTTTCCTTTGTAATTTGAAAGAAAACTTCTGTGACTGTCTAGCAAGCTGTGAGCTTCATCCAGATAAACCAACTCATAATCATTAGGATTATGCTTGCGGAGACTTAAGTATGTTGTGAATGTCATTCTCTGTAAAAGAGAACCCATTCCAAACTTTTCTGCATCATCAATCCAAGAAGTAAAAATAGATTTCTTTGGTGCTACAATTAAAACTCTCATTAATTCTGTAGAGTTTTCATTAATATGAGTCAGGCCGACCAGGGTCTTACCAACCCCGGTCCCTAACACCACACCACACCTAATTTTATTCTTAGTATGTTCTATTGCTTTTGCTTGAATTTCATCTTTTGTCATTTTGGTAAATTAAAGATTTGTTTTCTAATATAAACACCTGTTTCATCACCATTAGCCATAAGCTTAACAGTTTTTAGATGTTTATCAATATTTGCTAATACTTTTGTATGATTATATGTCCCGTAGGCAACCATAAAAGCATTTAGGAACTGAAATTTAACTCCTCTATCAGCCATACCAATTTTTAAGAAAATATCATTAAATGCTTTACACATATCTTCTGCTTTTGAATTGCTGATAGTAAATGATCCATTCTTGATAGGTTGAGTACCATATCTAATTGAAGGCATGTTGGTAGCAATACATGCTAACATAGAAACTTCTATGTCATACATATTCTTCCATTTAAATAACTTCATATAATCTGGACGGATCATTTTCCAAGCATTGATATAATTCATTAAATCCCATGATTTACTTGAGTTATTTAAGTAAGCCATTTTTTCAATCAATTCTTCTTCAGAAGTAATATCTATCTCAATATAAGGAATAGGAGCACCTTCTCTTTCAAGAGCAGTTGCTAAATGTTGTCCATCAATTATGTAAGTTTTCTTATCACCCTCAATAATGTTTGTTGTTGTTGTTATAACAGCTCTAATTACACCTATTTTTCTAACAGAGGTGATCATTTTCTGAACATGTTTGCTGTCTATTCCTCTATTCATAGGAAGAATAGCAAATTTACTATATTCTATTGTATGTTTTACTTTTAATTCTTTTCCAATTGTTTTCATAATCATAAGTTTTAAATCATATTATTTTAAATGTTTGAGTATTCTAGCCTCTGCTGGATTTAAATGAATCCAGTTATGGCAATTTCTACAAACAGATAACCAAGTACTTTGAACTAAATAAAAAGCATCTCTGTTAACTCCAGAGTGTGTATGGTGAACATCAGTGGCACCATGACCACATCCGTTCACCTTCACCACACATAATGGATTCTCAGTAAGAAATCTTTGTCTTAATTTAAGATACTCAGCATCTTTCTTCTTTCTTTTAGCAGAAACCTGGGGGATCTTATAATCAGTTGGTTTCTGTATATTATCTTTATTCTTGGGATTCTGGCAACTCCAACAATATTTGCAATACTTAAATCCCCCGGTTCCACTACTTTTCCAGATGGGTTTTTCAAGACCACATCCATCGCAGATCTTAGTCTTGATCAAAATATTTATCTGAAAGATTATCTGTTGAAAGTACTAAACCAAATATTTCTGATTCTAAAACAGCTTTACTTTCATCCCACTCTTCTTTAATACTTTCTTCTAGTTCAGGAATAGAAGGTAATTCATTTACTAGATCTTCTAACTGTCTAGTTAAGTCTTCAAATTTGTTTAAAAATTCATTTCTTGTCATAATCTTAGTTTTTAGTTTTTAATCATAATAATTCTTCTGGAAATTCACCTTTTGATTTAGTTACTGCTGGTGTGTTACCACTTCTAAACAAAGCTTTAAGACCATCCCAGAAACCAGTAGCTAAATAACAACTATGAATTCTTACACCTTTTGGAATAACAATGTATCCAATTAGTGTTGTATGATACCTGTCTTCATTATGCATCCAACTCATACCAGCATTGTAGTAGTCATCTTTAGATACATAAACAAGCCAATGAGTTTTTGTTTTCCAAATAACTCTTCCTTGTACAGTGTCCATAGTAGATTTATAGCCAGGTTCTACACCACCTCTCATGTCATAAAATGTTTTCATAATTTTTCATTTTTAAGTCTTGGTAATTGATTTGGGTCCTTATCTAAACTTAAAAAGTTTTTAGGTAAGACACCTTCTGTTATAAAGATATTAATAATATCATCTTTTGAAATATTTAAATCTTTAAAAGTTAAAGTGTTTTTAAACTTTTCATCAGTTTCAGTTTCTCCAAGTAAAAGTTGAGTAAACGGGCTTTTTGGAAAAAAAGTTTTAAAAAGCAAGTTGGTATAATGAATTGTTGCTTTTTGTTTTGCAATATTCAAAATACTTTGTGCTCTCTTATAAACATTAATAATTCTTTGTTTCTTTTTGCTACACATAGTAACTAATTCTTTTTGTTCAATTGCATCTAAACCATATAGTGCTCTTTTATACAAATAGTTTTGATAAGCTGAATACTTATCTTGTTCATATTCTATGTAGGTTTTACCTGCATATAATTGATAATCTTTAATCTGTTGTTTTAACTTTTCCATTTTAATCATACATTTTTAAATTCATAAATAATAAAAGGGAGCCATTTCTGACCCCCTCTTACCCGCTACACTAATGTTTACTATCCTTCAATTGAAAAATCTTCTTCATCAGCTGAAATAGCTACTTTTGCTGACTGAGCAGCATATGCAGCTTTTAATTCATTAACATTATCATGATCAACAGTTGTATCAACTGCAGATTCATTAAAGCTAAATTTAGTTCTACGGTAAATAGGTAATCCACCTAATGTACATATAATACCAGTTTCACCCGCAACTTTTAAGTCACGTTCTGGATTCTTTTTGTTAAAAGGATTTAATGCCTCTTCAATAATAATTTTACCATCAAGCAATTGACCACCATAAAGGTTCATGGCTTTTAAATCTTCAATGGCACCAGGCATTAATGCACTGATTGATTTTCTACGGACAAATCCATTGTCATCAATCATGGTTCTTGTTTGTTGTACACGCACATAACCATACTCAGAATTGTTTTCTGACATAGTAATTACTGCACCTGTCTCGTCTGCTAATACAAATACTTTTGAGTTCATCTTTAAAAGTTTAAATAATTAATAAATAAATTGTTGTTTTGAGTAGATACTGTTCCTCTAAATACTCACTTTAGAGGTAGTGTGTAGTTTAAAACTACAAATCCAAATTATCTGATAGATCAATGATATCATCAAATGGTAAATCATCTGAACATATATCATTTAAAATTTCATCATCCTGTGAAAGGAATTCAAAATCATAATATTTCTCTTTGCTGTTATTTTCAACAGCGGAACCAGTAAAAGGATCCCTAACGTGTTCACCATAGTCAATTGACATGAGATATTGTACATCTTCATCTGTAAGATCAAGATACTCCTCTATAGAGAGGTGAACTACTTTCCCATTAGGGAGTTGATATTGCATCACCGGCATATATAAATATGCAGATAAATATATAGCATTTATAACTAAGTAAATGGTTTAAACCAATAATATTTAGCAATATATAGCTAAACAATGAAAAGGGGAGATTACTCTCCCCCTACCATTTGGTCTGGAAAAGCATATTCACAGAATACACTTCTTAAAACTCTTCAATCACTTCTAAGTCTTTGTGCTGAACATAAGTAGTGTCTTTTTTTGTAACACCGTTATCTAAAACAGATGTGTACTCAATATGATACTGACTATACTCATGATAACCTCTAAATTCTTTTACAATAACTACTACTTTATCATCTTCATCAGCAAATTTCTGTCTGATAGCATCTTTATTACTACCATAACCAAGATTATTTACAGGTATTTTGCACAATGTACCATTAGGTATTACATTAAATAGTTTATTACCCAACATAAGCTTGAAAAAATATTCAGTTGCATAACTACTAGTACAAATCATAGGAGTAATCAACTTGATAAACTCCTCAGCATTTGGATCCTTGATAATTTTACCCAATGCTTTTGCTACATCAGTATCATCATATGTTACAGATATATTCATACTTAACTGTTTAAATTTCTATAATCTCTAATTTTATTTAAGAGAGCTTCATTAAATGATGTAAAGAATCTTCTATCAAACAATCTAGTGTTTACTTTTTCTGCATATACAATAGGTATTACAGTTTTTCTTACACCCTTAGCTACTAAATTACCTTCTATGTCTCTGATTTCAGCTTTAAGATTAAATCCTAAAACTGATGTAATTAAATTTTTATCCATGTCCTAACATTGATTTTAAATGATTTAATAATTCATTTTTTGAATTTTCTCTGTCAATGACTTTTTGAAAAATCATACTTGAAAATACTAACTCATTAGTGTGATTGCATTTATCAACAATATTTTCTAATGCTGTATAAAGCACCTGATTTTCTTTATATGCTGTTAAACATATATGTAAAAGTTCATCAGCTCTTTTATCATTAATACCTAAATTTAGATGAATAAGCTCAGCTTTCTCATCAATTACCAATAATTTATATTTATTATTGGTATTATAATCTTTTTTCTTTTTAAATAGTTTTCCAAACAAATTCATAATCATATATTTTAATTAAACAATAGTGATCCCAACAGGAGTCGAACCTATAACCCCTACCTTAGAAGGGTAGTGCTCTATCCAATTGAGCTATGGGACCTAGTAATTACATAATTACTACTTTCTCTTCATACTTATTCTTAAGTACTCTAGATATTAAGTTTAAATGATACATAATATCTTCACTTTCAATTGAACCTGCTTCTCTTTTAAGTTGAGTTAATGCTTGTGGAAATAAAGCAATCCATTTATCTAATTCAGCAAAAATCTGATCTTTTTGAATTGCAGCTTCAGCTCTTAAATACTCAGGATGATCCTCTGGATCATTGTAAACTGGTTCAAATTGTTTATGTAGTTCTTCATGTTTCAAGATTTCTTCTTGTCTTGGAGTTAAATGTTTTCTCCAATTATAAGCAACCTTAGCTTCTTTCGGAACTCTTGCTTCTTTTCTTTGTTTGTAAGAGGTTCTTACTTTCTTTTCTTTAACTACTTTTTCAGTAGTTGGGTTCACTGTTTTTGCTATTCTAGCCATCTTTATTTGTTTTTAATTAATACGCTTCTTCTGCTGTTCCAAGACTCAGCCAGTCACCATCTTCTAGGATCCATGTTTCACCAATGAATCCATCTGGTTTTAATACAACCATAGTAGAATTAAATTCTATTACAATATGGTTGTCCTTTCTTTTTGTTATCTCTACAACTTTTTCATTATGTACTTTGATAACATTCTTTACAAACTTTCTTTCTACTCTAGAAAGCCCTTTCATCTTTTGTGAATGTAAATCACTACTTATAAAGCCAATAAGGCTTAATACTAAAATCATATTTTTCATACTTAAATAATTGTTGTGTATGCACAAATCAATAATCCTATTGCTATGACAATAAAGCCATACAACATTATTTTAAATGGTAACATTCTTGTTTCAAAATCTAATACATCTTCTAATGCTGCAATCTTATATTCAATATCTGATAGAGCAAGGGCTGCATACTCTGCATCTTTCCCTTTATGGTCTCTATGAAGAATTTGTTGTCTGTGATCATAAAGTTGATCAATTTTCTGTTTTAATTGTTTTCTTCCCATTGTGTTATTTTTAAGGTAAATAGTTACCAGGTGACAGAAATATATAGCTAAAAGTAAATTCAAATACAAATACAAAGACCTTCTCTTCTACAAAGGCAAATACAAATACCAAGTCTCTTTCACTAGCCAGTTATCTCAATAGAGTAACCTGTCTAATTATGGAGTTCTATCTCAGTTTTTTATAATTTGAAGAGAAGCGGTTATTTTAGTTTATGTATATTAAACATTTCTTAGTATGTGGTAATTAGCCACGAAGTTTATATAAAATTTCTGTCACTAGGCATAAAGAGTAAGGGAATCAGCTTGTGCCTATCCCTTACCCACCTAATTTAAATTACTAGTTTTCAAGATTAATAAACATGTTTACTATATCTTGGAATCTAGGATCAACATTAATTCTTAATGCTGCGGCATCTTTAATCAACAACTCACGGTTGCTATTAAATTCCATAGTAAGTCTAAGTAATTCACCTTGATATGCATCCATTGCAATTTGGTATTTACTCATAGCTTCTTTTTCAAGACTTAAGAATACTGCTGCTTTATTAGCATTATCCTTCTGAATACGTGCATTTTCATCACTTACTAAGTTCTTAACCTTAGCTTTGTAATAGTTTACACGCTGTTCATAGACTCTATGTTGATCAGCAATATTTTCATGAATTATCATTAATCCTTGAGATATATGGTGCTTAGTAACTTTAACAGGAGTTTTCTCACCGTCTTTTACCTCAAACCACTCAATACTAGGAGTATTTGGTAATTCTTTTCTCAATTGAGTAAGCTTACCATTTTTATGGATAAACTGACCTAAATGAGAAGCAATTGCTTCTGCTTGAAGATATTCTGAATACTCTGCATCTGTCAATTTAGTCCAACCCCATGAATCTGATACATCATAAAGAATATCATAATCAGGAAGTGAAGGTCTCTCAGGTGCTATAAGATGAGAGAAATCAGGTCTTGTATCTCTTAATCTATCCATCTCAGTTTCTTTACCTTTGACAGTTTCCATAAGGAAAGCTTGACAAGCATGAAGATTACCTTTGATTTTCAACTTATCAAGTATATCACCTGGTACAGGAATACCTGTTTGTAGATCATATGCTTGACTACCTACTGTAATAGATTTACCACAGTTGTTGTAAGAGTTTAATTCTCTTTCAATCTCCTGTGCATTCTGATTGCATAGGTTACTAATACTTTGTGCTTGTGACATAGACAAGCCTTTGTTTGCTAAATTTCTCATAATTTCTGTTTTAAGTTTATTTTTAAATTGATTTAAATGCAGGACTTTCACCTGCTAGTTTTTTAATATTCTGGACTTGAATTTTCTAATGCATTCAAGTCACTTTCATTCTGCCTATCTTCTGCTGTATATCCTGCTGAATCTGTATAAGGTCCATTATCTATGATAATTTCAGTAACAATTTTACCATCAATTAGTCTTGATACAGAACAATATTCTATCTCCACATCAACTTCATTAGCTGTTTTAAAGTTATTATATTGTTCTTCATTTTCTAATGAACCACATTGAGTCCCAATACTATGATATACTTTTAATCTATAAGCACCATAAGGATTCTTAAGTTCTTCAATTTTCCAATCTTCCTGTAGTAATTCAGATAAATCTTTATCTCTATTAACAATAGTTACTGATTTATGATAACCACAATTGTGACAGTTAATATATTCTTCACCTGTTTTATAGTAAAAGTCACACCATGCTTCTGAGCTGCAATTTGGACATTCAATATAATCTATTACACTTGCCATAATTTCTAGGTTTTAAGTTTATTTTTAAGTTAAAAAATGAGCAGTTTGTCTACATGCTCAGGTATACGTAGAATATCACTACCTTTCTATTGTATCTTAGAATGGTAATGGAAAGAATTTATCTTCTAGTCCATCATTCCATTGTCTTCCAGCAAATGAATGTATTTTCTTTGTAGGAAATATTTTCTTTGCACACTCTATGGCAATAGCATCATCATATACACCATAATCACCTGATTTAGCATATAAAATCACATTATCATCTATGATCTTGATCCAACCACCATTCTTTGTACCCCAATCACCATCACGATAAATACTACTGATATCACTGTGACCATTAGATACAAAGCCATAAGGATCCCAACAAAATCTGTTGATTTTATCATCATAATGATCCTGTTGTATAATAAATTTAATACCCTTGTGATTTTGAAAATGAGTAAAGTCAAGATTCTGAGAATACACTTGACGTGCAATATTTCTCATCTTATTGTTCAATTCATAATTCTTATCAGATTCTTGTCTCCACCACTTTTCATATTCTTCTTTGGTAGGTTCTTCTGGATCACCATCAGGATAATCATCTTCATAAGCTTCTGGTTCTTCTTCAACAACAACTGATTGTTGTGCTTTAACAGCAGCTTGAATGATATCTAATCTAGCAGCAAGAGTAAGTATTTGATTCTCTTGTTCTACTTGGATTTTATATTTATCAGGTTGAACAACAGATAGAAATGTATCCATCTGATCTTTGGTAACACTAAAATTCCAATTACCACCAGCAAATGACTTGAAGTCATCAGTAGGTACTTGGAATGTGGTATGCTTGGTAGAACAAGTAATACTGTTTCTACCATAGGTAACTACTTCATAGAGACCTTGTTTTGAGTTTAAGTGAATTTTCATTTTGAGTTTATTTTTTGAGTTTATATTTAAGTTAAAAATCCCTCTGCACTCAGTTGTAATAGCTCTGTTTCTGATGCTATTTAAACCATCCCTCCTGTATTACTACAGCTAATGGTACTATTACAACTGCTCACCCTTGGGAAGTGAGTTGTGGTGCATTAATAAATAAGTAGTAGTACTCTGTAAAAAGGTTGCGATCCTTTACAATTACATTTCCTTAAATTGCTGCATTTGCAACACAAACCTACTTATTAGTACTCTCACAAGGTTGCAACCCTTGGTCATCGGTTTGTATTATCAGGAATCTAAACCCAATACCTAAGTATTATTAGTTTATCTATCTGTCTGTACCTGCTTGGATGAGAGTAATAAAAAAACCACAAGTCAACCCCTGCTTTACAGGATGAGAGGTTATGCCTGAAACCTTGTGGTAATGAAGCTAGGAGAGATTAATCTCCTAGCATTGGTGTTAGCATACATGCCCAAAATAGACAAGATATACCAATAGCTGGAAGTATATTATGTCCAAAAGACATTAATACACCCATGAATGTGCCTAGTAATAAGACACCAAACAAGTAATGACTTATATTCTTCATAATTCTATAATCATTTCGGGAATATTATCTTTACCTAGTATTCTTTTTATTATCTTACCATTAGAATACTTTACATATTGTACTGTAGTTAACTTACCAGAGAACAATTCAATCATAGTTTTAAAAATCATAACTTAATATTTTTTAGTGTGAGGACTGCCTATGCTAGGAACATAGGACTTGATTAGTTTTAGTTAAATAATATTGATTGTGCTCAATATAAAAATTAGACAAGAGTATAACAATATCCTACATTGTTACTAGACCGCTGAGTCATCACTTGAATAAACTGAATTCCACTTCAGTCAGCTGTATTCTCCCAAGTGGAATCTTGTGGAGGAGAATAGATAATTAACATACAACATGCCGGCAAATCATAATTGCTCCATGAAATGTATGGTAGTTTAAATTAAACTCACATAGCTTTATCAATACTATGTGTAAAATACCTGATTTTTAAGTCTGCACTAACTTTGGATTATAAATGACTGCATCAAACAAGGATCATATCTTGTCTTCATTTACTTAGTACTATATACACATTTGCAGAGTGTAAATAGAACCCAATAGTAGCCCCACAGGTTTGTCACTGTTTACTAACAGTAAAGAGGTACAGCATTATTGGTTAGCTGTACAAGTTGCGGAGAGGATTACTGCCTCACACAATTTAGTTGTTACATGTTTAATCTGTTCCTATCATTAGTTCAAGGATACTGATTAGTAAATAGACTACCCTGCAAGAGAGTAGTCTGGAGTCATAACTACTACCAATCCTACTGCAGGATGTTGGTATTTATGTAGTACTTTATAACCTTCTTTACACTTCATGTGTATAAGGTCATTAATCTCTATGCCCATAGACATAGCTTGATCTTCGGTGATTGTAATATCTATCATTGGTTTTATATTTACAAGTTATCAGCAATAATAAGACTATCAAGGTCTGAGTATTTACCAGAATATACTTTTTTAGATTGAACTCCCTCAACCCATATACTATCTTCTGATACTTCCAAGTAATATTCTATGTCTATATTACCGCCTACATCAGTGTAGTTCCCCGGAGTCTTTGTTTCTCCATTTGAAACACCAACTACATGTATAAGTAGATAACTTAATAGTAAGAATACTAAGGAACCTGTAATAACTCCAATGATAAATGAATCATTAATCTTCATATGTTTGTTTTAATTGGTTACTAGTCTAGGTTTAGCTATATAAAATCTATATAATACTAAAGTATTATAGTAGTAATTACTAACTAGATACAAGGTATAAAAGAGGTATAAGTGGGTGTATACATAATAAACACATACATATACTCATCTTTCCGGTTTTTATAACTACTTGATACTCAGTATCAAAGTCACAAAGCTACACACGGTGGAGACAAGATACTATCAAGTAATAATAAAGAAATATGATACCTGATACCTACAAGTAGCAAGTACATTTCTTTATATAGTTAGCCTAATGAGCCTGTGTCAGATACATTTCCATACATAAGGTTTTATATATATCCTTAATGATTTCATATTTGTGCTAATAATACTCTATAAAGAGTATAATTGCATACTATGTTAGGGGCTAGAAAAGAAAGGGAAATATTTCAGGTATGAAAAAATAAAGAGTAACCACGCTAGTGGCTACTCTTATATTTTTGCTATGACTACTTAGTAGTCTTAGCCTTTGGTGTTGAAGTTTCTTCAACATCCATAGTGGCATCTTCAGATGCAACTAATGCTTCTTCAGAAGCTTCTGCTGTGAAGTCCTCTTCATCAGCATCATCTTCATCATCCGAAAGCATAGCTGAGGTTGAGGAAGAGACAGGTGTGCTATCAGCATACCTCTTTGCAGCTTCAGCTGCATAGGCCTGACCAAAGTCAGCGCCCATACTCTTGGATACAAGAGTTTCAAATTGCAGGTCGGACTTGTCTAAAGTCCAAGACCCTGCATTGTCACCCATTTGTATTTGATACAAAGGGTGCCACATATTCTTTCCCGGTAACGGGTAAGAAGTGAAATACAACGGAGTTTTATTTCCACTAGTCAAGATGAGCTTGCCATCAGGACTAGATTTAAAGATAGGTTCCCTATCTTTATAGTTGTTGCTAATGAAATTAGCCAACTCATTAGAAGTGCCACGCACTTCATAGATTGCTAAGGTTCCACCTTTGCCAATCTTAAGAAATTTTGCTTGTAAAGCCATAATTTATAAATTTAATTGATTTATCAATTTAAGTTAAGGGCTAGAAAAAAGAGGGAAAAAACAGTTAAAGGACCTTAGTCCTTTAAACCTGTTTTATCTTCTGATGAGACTTTGTCATCCAAAGTGTCATCATATTGGAATGAGCCTGTCTCAATCCAATTATAGACTTCTGCCTTATAGGCATAGTCTATACATTTGCCATCTTCAAAGAAGATTGCATATGTCTTTCTTCCCTCATGTTCATCTTGAGGGACTACTGTACCTGTCCACAGGTATAGTACAAAAATTAATTTTGTTAGCATAACTAAATTGATTTACTTAAAATGGGTTTATACATTTTAAGTCAAGGGCTAGTAAGAGAGGGAAAAAGAAAGAAGAACTATTTGTTCTTCTTTATTGTTAGCTCACCATGGACTTTGACTGCATAGACAAAGCCATTGGTGGCATTAGCCTTAAGATCTACAAGGTAGGTCTTACCAGGCTTCAAAGCTTTAGCTTTGGATTTGCTAATCACAAATGGTTTCATGCCATTTGGATAGCAGATCACACTAGTGTTAGAATGAGGGTTAGCAATAACCCGAGTTATAATACTATTCATAAGATAAAATTTAGATTTTAGATTATGACAAGGGCTAGCAGCACAGCTGTCCTATGTCAGAACTTGTGATGACTAGACAGCTAGTGTGACATGCTCTGCATGGAACAGTCAGTAGAAACATTTCCTGCCAGGGAAATTTTCTTGCAAAAGATGGACAAATTTATTTGGACAGCTTGCAGCACCAGGGGGTACCCCTGCCGAGCGGAAGGGCCGGGGGGCCATGAAGGGAGGCCCCATCACTTTCTCTAA